CAACAGCGTATGGTTGACTACAAGCAGTATCTTGCTGAGGTCAAGGAAAGCAACATCATTCACAAACTAGATAACTATGGTGGGTCTATGTCTTATGACTACCACTTCTATGCATTGAATGCTCTACTAAGATTTCAAATGGGTTCGTGGTCTCACGACAGTTGGTTCTATGATTTCATTACCGACAGCACTAACGCTACCCACATTCTTAGCAAATTAGACAACAACGAGGGCGAAAACTTTTACCTTGTCCCTATTGACTTCCACTTCTAAACCTGCTACACTATTATCCTAAGAGAAAGAGAAAACGCAAATGGCATTATTCAAAGTATCCCTATCATTCCACTTTGACGACGAATATGAAGTAAACGCAGATAATTATGAAGAAGCAGAGCAGTTGGCTTTGGAAATGGCTGAAGAGTGGAAACCTTATTCTTCCGAGAAGGGCGTTACCTACGATTGGTATTCCGTAGATGTAGAAGGTGTTTACACAGACGAAGAGTTGCCTGAAGATGAGTGAGTGTGATTGCGACAAAGTTGTTTGTCCTAAGCACCACGGCAGTTTTGACTGCAATTCTTTTTGCGACATTTGCGAAGGTAATACAGAATACTGCCCTACCCACGATGAGTATTCAGATATACAAGCAAAGATTTATCTAAACACCTATAAGGAAGAAAATGCCTAGACTTACCTATGACGAATGGTTTGACACGTTCAAGCCTATCAGGAACAAACACAGTATTGATAGTGATTACTCTGGCATTACCGCTTTCGAAACCTATGGTGACGAACTAGCATTTGTACTAGAACAACCAGAGAACACTATCTGGACTGAGATGGATGGTGACAGTGGCGTATCTATTGTCGAAGGCTATCACCTAGTAAACCGTATTCAGTATTACATTACCGAAGTTCCCTATGACCCTGAGCAGTCGTATGAGATACCTATCAGTATTGATAAGGAATGTGATTGTATGTCCGACGGTGATGCTAACATTGATTGTGATGAATGCCGTGGCAATGGCTACATCACTATTTGGATTGACACACGAGAAGAAATGGAAGAAATTTATGGAACCGAGAATGTTTGAAGAATGGCAGATTGACAAAGAGAACTTTGAGAGTTTTCTGGACGCTGACCTTGTAGAACTACCACTATCGGATGAACTATGGGAAACTATCATTAGCGACGTAGAAGGTCAAGTTGCTAACTATCTTGATGAACTTCTACAGCGTATTGCTCTAGATGTAACAGAGGGTGTATACGATGAATAAGGATTGGGACCCAGGTCCTTCTATCTCTACCCTCAGCTGAAACGGTAGATGCAAAGGACGTACTAGAATTGGTAGGTTGAGCTTGCTCCCTATCATAGTAGAGAATATCTAAGGGGTTGGGTATGGCTCTACAGGAGGACTGGGACTTCTTTCCTTTCTTGGTCCTAGTCCTCCAAACATCTTCCCTATAATGTCTGGGGTATCAAGTATAATCGAAGAGATAACTAAATAGGAGTAGTATGAGAAGAATAATAACACCAGAACAGAAGGTAGCGACCAAGATAGCAAATCTAGTTAGTGATGTAACGATTGACTTAGAACAAGTAGGTATCTCAATCGCAAGAGATAATCCCAATGTAGTCTATCGAAGATTACAGGAAATCGCAGAAGTAGCAGAACACGATAAAATGTCGAAGGGTCAGGGTATAATAGAAGTATGAACACACCAATAGAAACACAAACAGAAATCCTAGCAGAACTATGGATGGACTATCGAACAGAGCCATACTTTACCGAGTTTGTAGAGTATGCTGACTTGGGGCTACCCCTAGCATACAGCATTACCAGCGGTATCGTAAAGCCAACAGAACAGAGTAATAGGTTTATCGAAGATACTTGGAGTGTATTTCTTGGTATCTGTGGACACAATGAAGATACAGGCTTTGAAAACTTGGCAGAGATGCTTGCTACTTTAGATATAGAAGAGTAACTAGGTTCCCCTTAATTGGGGACCTTGGGGCACCACACCTTATCCCATTTGTCAAGTATTAAATATAACAAAATGATTACGATATTACGATGGTATCCCCAAATCCCCAAATAAACTATTTATCATATACAGACATTACGATGGAAGTTAAAAAATCCCAGAATGTTTTATATATACCTATAGGGATAATGTCAATGGATATCTTGGATACCCCCACGTAGTGGCTGGCTATGCCAGGGTATGTAGAGAATATCTCTTGATTTCCCCTAGTAGAAATACATATAATAAAAACATTACGATATGAGTATATTTTCCCCAAAAAGGTATATGTTTTTATCTATTTAGATAGTGTTTGTGCATATATATACCACATATTTGGCTATTTGTCAAGGGTATTTATATGTTTGGATATGGGGGTTTGGGGCTAAAATGATTACGAGTTTTAAGATATATGGGCACAATTACCCATACCACTTCTCTCCATTTCTCTCCACAATGACTATCAAAACAATCAGTAAGATTTATGTGGATAAAATGTGGATAACTTGTGCATATGTCTGTTGAAAACAGACTAAGGCGAAGCCATAACTTTACCCTATTTCAGGTTATATTCGACTATATCTGAAAGCTTAATCAAGTATCCTTTTGATGGATTAGGTGGGATATTACACTCTATAGGTTTACCTTTAGTAGATGTTATTTCTACTAGGTCTGAAGTTGCTACTATTACTACCATACCCTCCAAAACAAACGCATAGTGAGTAGCTTTAGATACAGACAAACCTGATGGTTCCCATGACTGAGAACTGTTATACCAACATTCAGTTTCAATATATAGATTACCTGTTTCTTTCCAACGAGCATCTCTCTTGACTTCTACTGTATCTATACTAAGTAGATTGGCTACTGTGTTCTCACCTTCTACCCCAAATTTTAAGTCAAGGTCAAAGTCAGACTTCTTCACTCTTCTCCAATAACTCCTGTATACGCTGATACTGAATAAATCCTAGCTTAGTACGCTTTTGTTCTTCTTCTAGTAGTTTTGTAATCTGTAAGTTTGCGTATCGCATTCCAGCTACAAACATTACATCATCTGTTAGTGCCATCCAACTGGTTCCTTATCTGCTACGTGTTCCTTTACGATAGGAACAATATCTTTCAATTCAATTGGTTCTTCTTTCAACCAATCTACCCCATGAATATTGCTATTCAATAGGTCTATAATCTGTTTATGCTGTTCATCCATACCTGCCTGGTATCCGTGCTTCCAACCTAGGTCATATCCTTGCTGTACGAGCCGTACACGCCATTTGAGTATCTTAGGCAACTTCATTATAGCTCATTTCGTGAGTTACCCAAAAGTACTGGCATGGAGTCTTTTTGTCTTGGCAACATGGCTTATTGTATTCACTTAGTTTTGCTAAACCAAACTGGTAATAATACATTGGGTCTTTGCGATATAGGTTAACTTGGTGAGTAGTAGTTACTTTAGCAATGGTATCTTTATTACGATACCACTGTGGAATTTCCCTACCCCAGTTATCTTGGGTAGCATCACGAAGAGCAATAAGGTTCTCCATGTTTTTATCAGTTTTAATACCACGATTATTTGCTTCTAGCACCATTGCGGTAATGTAATTCCATAGACCCATCTCATGCCCACGCCACATCTTTACAGCAGGGTGGTTACGCCAAGCAGCACTTGGGTCTGGATTGTTTAGGACTTTTAGGATTTGGTAGCCTTCAAGAATTTGCTTGTTAAGGCGTTTATTATCTAATGCTCTTGCAGACTTGGCAAAAGACTTATATGGTAGAAAGGTTTGCATTCGATTCCTTCGTTTAATGGACCTATATATATTATAGTGGATGGTCGCTTGCTTGTCAAGCGTTTGTACTCTATTTTACCGCCAAGCTTATGCTATAATTTTACTATGGCAGCCAAAAAAACAAACACTCGCAATAGCAACCGTCAGAATGGTAAAGCATCTAAAAAACGTCCTAAGATGTTTGACCCATCAAAGCGTAGACTAATTAGTCTCTAGAAAAATTGCACCTACTGGGACATTGCCCTTGTATTCTTCATCATAGTATACAGGGTGTGCTTTATCTAGCCTACCAGTAATGATGTCTACAATCTCATTCATTGACCACATATACTCTGCTCCGTCTTGCTTACCATAAGCAGCCCAAGCATTGAGCAATCGTTGTTTAACTAAATCAATAGCCAAGTCTCTGTGATGATTTGCAAACTCATTAATCGCATCTACATCTTCTTTTGTGGCTGTGCTATCTAGCACCAGCATTCCATTTTCAAATTTAATCATTGTATCTCCTTTGTTTGTAGTTCTATTATAGGGTTACCCTCAGACATTTAAAAACCACGCTAGGAAATTAATCGACCAGCGTGGTTATTCATTAAGTATATCATGTATGTTATAATTGATAAATGGCAACAATTGTAGACATTGATGATACCCTGCTTCGCAACGGCACTCAACCAATTCAGCGAACCATTGAGTATATCAAAACACTAAAAGGACCAATCTACATTGTCACAGGTCGCAGCCCTAAACAGCGTATAGAAACTGTTAAAGCCTTAAGGTCTGCTGGTGTCCGATATTCCGCATTATATATGAATCCTGGTCCTATGTCCGATAATGAGTACAAAGGGGAAATGGGAAAGAAACTCAAATCTCGTGGTGCTACGCTTGCAATTGAAAATAATCCAGATGCTAGGGCTGCCTACAGTAGAGCAGGACTGGCTACAAAAGACCCTGCAACATTACCAGATGTATCTAAGATGTGGATTTTTTAGTATGGCATTCACACGAACACTCTAAGTTCCAAGATGTTTTAAACAAACAATCTTTATGGTAGCCTGTGCTACACCATCCAAACATTGGCAAGGAACTTCTCTACTCTCTCAACTGTATCTTGTGGCTCAACAACTCTAAGACAAGTTACCCCAGCAAGAAGAGCAGGATAGTCATTCTCTCCTGGACGGAACTTGTCACCAACATATAGGATTTCTGATGTGTCAAGCTTTCTATATTTCATTAATTGTTTTAGTGCAAACTCTTTGTCTATACCTGGCAACGAAATGTCTATACTACTAGTACCACCAAGTCTAATGCTATAGTCTGGTAGAACCTTCTTCAAGGCAGCAATCATTTCTTTACGCTTAGTTCCCCTTGGGTCCCAAGCAGACTTGTCTTCTAGTTTTGCCTTTTGTCCTAATGCAGAAAATGTAATCTGAGCTTTTCTATCTTCAATGATTTCTCCTGCTGGATTTTCTTCTAGAAGTCCCATGCTCTCTGCAGTAACTTTAACAATACTTTTAATAATATCTCGTTGTATCAATGGAATTTCTTCCTTGTATATTAAAGTTCCTTGTGCCTCATAGGTAGCACCAGAGCAAGACATTAAATATAGTTTTGTTTGTACCCAGTCTGGTATTCTTTCCAATACTTGAGTTTCAATTTGTTTTAGTGTACCGCCAGTAATAATAGCAATATCATAATCATAAGCAAGTTTAGTGATGAACCTTGCTGTTCTTTCATCTAATGGTTGTTTTGATTCCGTCAAGGTGCCATCAAGGTCAAAGGCTATTAGTTTATACATCATTCTTCCATTCTTTTAAAATCCAACTAGAGCTATTCTTTTTGTCATTACCACCAACACCAAAGACAAAAGCAACTCTATCGCTTTGTAAATCCATTTCTGGGATATTGTCTCTACCTCTATCTCCACCATTAGCAAAGATAATCATGGCATCTTCGTAATACCACAATACCTTTTGAATAGCATCTTTGGCAGAGTTATCAGAATCATCAAACATAATAACTTCATCGACACAACGCAACTCTGAGATAACTATTTCACGTTCACTGTATGGCATAAAAGGCTTTCCCTTTTTGCGAGTAAGCCAAGCATCACTATTTAAACCAACAACAAGCCAATCACCTAGTTTTGCTGCTTCTTTAAAATAACTGATGTGACCTGAATGAATAGGGTCAAAGCCACCAGTAACCAAAACAATCTTACGCATCATCGTCCTTATTGTCTGTAGCCCATGCTAAAAGCAAAAGTAGGGGTAGACCAACAATTAATATAATCCACTCAAGAACGCTCAACGCTTGCTCCACGGTTAATGCCAGCAATGTAGCCAGCCTGGAAAGATTTAATCTCTCCTTCTGTTGGAAGTTCTGTCAATGTGACAATCCAATCTTCCATATCTTTTTTAGCTTTGCGTTTCACTGAGTTCAGAAGTCTTTCGTTCTGTCTCTTTGTTTTTCTGTCCATCAATAATTCTTTCTACTATTTCTTTACCGCTAATTTCAATTTGTTTTTCAGCTATTTTAAATACATAAACTCTTTCTGGGTATAAGAAATAGCGAAACTTGTCTTTCATTTATTAATTATACCAGATAGAGCAGACATTGTAAAGATTTGATATAATTGTTTAATGGATGAAAATCTAAAAATACCACAAGAATATACAGATGGAATGAATGACCAACGCATAATATTTTTTGAAAAACTAAGAGAGCTGATTTTAGAAAAAGATATGAGTAATGATTTGGTAGCTGCTGCTGTTCTTGGATGGGCATACGAACGATTGGCTGATTAATGGATTTAGTTTACATCTGCAGAGATGGAGACAATGAAGAGTTAAGATACTCTATTAGGTCTGCTGTAGCAAATCTTCCTCACGATAATATTTGGGTATTTGGTGGTAAACCAGATTGGTATATTGGAAACCATGTTAGACTAAAACAAAATACAAATAAATATGATAATGCTAGAGCTAATCTTTCTGCTATTACCAGACATTACGATGTGTCAGAAAACTTTGTGCTGATGAATGATGATTTTTTTACTGTTAGACCTGTTGAAGAAATTAAAAACTATCATCGTGGACCAATGGCTGACCATATTGAAATGGTTAAATTTAGTGTTGGATATCGTGCATTGCTTGAAGAGACTCAGGATGTTCTTAACTATCTTGGCTATGATAATCTACTTAGTTATGAACTTCATGTTCCAATGATAATGAACAAAATTAATCTTGCTAAGGTTGTTAGAACTTTGGGATTGTGGCGTTCTAACTATGGCAATATGTATAATGTTGGTGGAGAAAAGCATGATGATGTTAAAGTTCATAATCACGTTACCCTGGAACAAATTATAACCAATCCACTTCCATATATTTCTACAAATGATGATACATTTGAAGGTGTTTTAGAAGGTTATCTAAAAGATGCTTTCCCAGAACCAAGCAAATACGAAAAGTCCCCTCAGTAGGATTCGAACCTACGACCTACAGATTAGAAGTCTGTTGCTCTATCCACTGAGCCATGAGGGGTAATGCTACTTATTCTTAAAATAATTAATTAAATTAATAATGGTGTTTACCCATACACCAACTAATACCATAGATTCAATATATACTATCATTGATGCAATGCCTTAAAAGTTTGTGGAAATGCTTGATGCGATTATCCAATACATTAATTTTGCTTGAGTTCATTAATGTTTTCCAATTTTAGAATTGCACCCTGTAGATTAATTCCACTAGGGTCTTTAGCTAATTCTTTTAGATAATCAATGATGTCAATTCGTTCGCTGTCTCTAGCCTGACGCTTGAAGTCTTCTAGAAGGTCACGAGACATTGTTAGATAGTTTTCCATCCCTGGAACTGTGTTGATTGTTGGAATACTATCTGTAAATAATTTGTTAAACTTTTCTTCATCCATTAGTTTTCCTCCAATACCGCAAGAATATCACGATATGGTAACACTAGATAGTTCTCTCCATCGTGAGCAACCTCTGTGCCACTGTACTTTGCAAAGATAACCTTGTCCCCAATTTTTACATCTAGGTCAACGTGTGCTCCACTTGGAAGCGTAATTCCTGAACCAACTGCTATTACAATTGCTTCCTGTGGCTTCTCGTCAGTCTTATTAATCAAAAAGCCAGATGCGGTTGCTGAAATATCTTCAACAATTGGCTTTACTACTACTCTATCTTCAATAGGTTTTAGCATTAGTATTCTCCTTGTTTGTGTGTTACTTTGTGCTTATCGTCAATATACTTGTGAATCTTGCTAAACAGTTTTGCTTTTGATACCGCAAAAACTGCTATTGCAAATACAGCATTCCAAAAGAATTCTGCAATGATATGGTCAATTCCAAATACAACATCTAAAAGATTATGTTCCATCATTTACCTTTTCTAATTAGTTCAATGGCTTTGTTCATAGCCCTGTGATATTCTATATTATCCTGTGGAATTTTCTTAGACTGGTCCTGAAGCAATTTAATAAATACTTTACGAGCCTCTGTTACAGCCTTTTTAGAACCAACTAAAAATCCTTCATCATATCCAACTCTTTGTCCTTCATGGAAACCAAGGTCATATTTACGTCTAAATGTGCGTTGTAGGCGTTCCGCCCAATCTGGTTTTGTCATACCTCTATTTTACAGCATAGACCTAGATGTGTCAAGCGTACATGGATAGAATTTTTTCTTCGGTAGCAATTCCAGTATGTGAATCAATTAATTCTTCATTCTGAATACTCCAAAAGGTAGGAACAGACATTACAGAACCAAAATAAGATGTGTACCTATCAAACAGTTCTGTATCTTTTTCAATATTAATTTTAATATAACTTCCTGTATTTTCAGAAATTACTTTGTCAATTACTGGCTGCATTCTTTTGCAGGGCTGACACCAGTCAGCAGTAAAGTGAATTAGTGTTTTCATTATTTCTCTTTTCTTTATTGGTAAATTTTTATAGTGCGGTTGAACCAGCAACAATAGCAACATCGTCAATATAAAAATCTGCTAGTGAGTCAATAAAAATACCGCCATTTGTTGCGGTGCATAACTGATTTTCAATCTTGAAATACTCGAAAGCAGTAGTAGACGGGTTAATAGTTATTGTTGACCCTGAACCAGTATAAAATGTAACTGTTATTGGAAATCCTGGGTATATTGCTCTTGCCCAAAATGATAAAGAATAACGAGTTCCAACAGTAAGCATATTTGCGTTAAAGTATTCCACTGCTTGTGTTTCAGTCGAGGGATAATTAACACTCATCCAGGATGCGGGGGTTGTTTTAAAAATGCTTGTATTTCTTGAAGCAGCAGTCCAGTTTGTTGTGCTTGTAGTTGTAGCTGAACCATTTAGAACAAGATTGGTAGGCACAACAGCAGCAGCCTTAACACTACCAATCAAACCAGCAAATACACCAGACATTAGGTTAGTCCGTTTCCACTGGCAATCCAAGAAGTGGCGGTAATTTTTATAAGTGTTGCAACGCCGTGAGCAGCAAGAGTTCTTGTTCCAGTTGTTCCAGCATTTGCCAAAAGCAGGGTGTCAGTTGTGATTGCAATAGAAGTAGACACAGAAGCAGCATTTACAATAGTAATTGCTGTTCCAATTTCAAATGCTACCGAAGAGTTTGCTGGAATAGTTATTGTTTGTCCAGTAACTGTTACATAAATGTGTTTACCAGCATCAGATGCCACAAGGGTGTAGGATGCCGACTTAGAATTTTGTGGCATACCAATGTAGCCAGTGCTAGATGCAGCAGCGGTAGCTGCAGGAGCAGACGGAGAGCCACCAGATGATGGGGCTGGATAAAATGTACTACCCATAATTATCTTCCTTCCAAGCCAACTTGCAGTACTGAAATATTTACTGTTGTTGAGCCAATAGCCCAAAGTGTATATGAGCTTGGTAAGTCAATAGCAATAGCAGCACCTGCAACTAACTTAAATCCATAGTTAGATGAGTTTACATCACCATTGCCACCAATGTAAGCAATATCTGAGGCACTTGAATTTTGAATAGTTAGGGTCATTCCACCGTGTCCACCATTAGGTGTAAGTCTGGTTGCTGTGCTAGAGTTTAAAGAAACAATTCTGTGTAGTGTATCTGCCATATAAACATTATAGCATATATTATTTGCTTCTTAGTGTGCTTAACTTGTGTCCAACAAGTGTATCTGTTGGTTTGCCATCTTGGTAAACTCTAATCACAGCAGCAGGGTCTTCCGATGTTCCTGTAATTGTAAAGCTAGAATTTGGTACATTATATTTACCATTACGAATAATTCTAGTAATTTTACCTGTTGCAGTACCGCCAGAAGAATTCCAAGAAACCATGTCTCCAACACCAACACCTTTAGCAAAAAGTGTTTCATGTGTTGAATAGTCTGCCCCAAACTCTGAGAACAATGCTTTATCTTTCATTCTATTTACAATGCCACGAGACCAAGAAAAACCTGCGTCTCCACCCCAAGCATCCCACATAATTTTACCATTACTAGGATTGCTTCCGTTATTAAAATCTTTGCCCTTCTTGTCTACTTCATGGCGTGAAAAAAAAGAATACATACGTCTAACAACACTAATAGACATTGAGCGTCCTGCTACGATGTCTCTTGCTCTACCCCAACCAACAGGAGTTCCTGCTCCATTAGCCTTGCCTTCTTCTTTCCAACGGATAGCACGAGCAGCAGCAGCCTTCATACCAGCAGTTGGCGAGTAAGACTCTGCTTTATACATTTCTTCATCCATAGACATTTTCATATCATCTTCCATGTGATGTCCCTCTAGGGATTCAAGCTTTGTTGCATCTGAATACATCATGCCAATGCTGTATGCTGTTGGTTCCCACATACCGTCTTCTGATTCTTCATAAACCCTAACAGACATTGCTGGATTGTCTGGTGGCATAGATTCTAGTGCATACTCGTCACCAGGAGTTCCAAGAATTCCACCCTCTGTCATAATGTGTTCGACACGACCATGAACTTCACCGTCCATAGTATTTCCCATTACATAGTCACCTTCTGTAATGTCTGTGGCTGCTTTGCCAATGTTTCCTTCGCTACGATTAATAGCGTAAATCTGTCCAGCAGCTTCTGCTCTGGTTTTGTGGCAACCCATTACGGTTCCATCATTTTTAACTGCAGGGTATCCGCTACATCCGTAACTTCCCTTTGCTCCAACTTTATAAGGCATTAGTCTTTCATCTCCATATTCATTATATAATTAAGTTTAAACAATTTTGTTTACACTCCTTGGGTCAAATGACCCATTCCATAGTGACTTCATAGCCATTTCAGCTTCTTGAGGCTGTTCTATTAGTTCATCTTCTGGTATAACCCATAGCTTGCAAAGTCCTTCTGGGTCAATCTGACCTTCTACAACTATGCATTGATTTGCATTTTCATTAAAGAAAATACAATTATAGCATTTAATTCCTTCTGCTTTGAAAGGATTTTTAGAACCATCAAAATAGTGAGCACCATTGGCGGAAGAGTCTTGCTTAAACATCCCAAATTCCATGGCAAGTTCAGCAGTATTTTCTGCCATTTCTTTTTGTCTATCTGATAGTGCTTCCCATTCAGACATTTCTTCTTCGGTAGCATCTTTAATAATATCTTCGTTCATTATGCCCCCATACTTCCGCCAGCTCCACCAGAACTAAATGAACCAGATGAACTTGCATTGCCATTACTTTGAGACCCCATACGAGCCTTACGTGGCTTTCTAACAATGTTTTTAGACCTGCGAGCAGCAGTTAGACTAGTAGGATATTTAAGACCAACACCTGGATAAGTTGGGTCTGGGGTTGATGAAGGATTCAGTGCCTTGTTTGAGTCAGGCTCTTCGGTATGATAAGGCATTATGCCCCCTGTGAAGCATCTTGCTGTGTTGGTGCTTCTGCCATAGGTTCTGGTTTTACTACAGTGCGTAGTTGCCACGTCCATTTCTGATGCATAGTTTGACGGTCTGCAAAAAAGTTAGCAAGACCATTTTGCTTTGCAGCAGTAGCCATGTCAAATGCCTGAATAAGTTTTGGAGTAACCAATTCAATTGACGCTAGAAGGTCTGCAGACATTGCTTCGTGGTCAGTAGTTACTGGATTTTCTGGAACAGTTGACAAAGATGCTAAACGAGATAGTGAGAATGGAGCATACTGTGTATTGTCAACCAAGCGAATCCACTCTCCAAATGGGTCGATTGCACCTTCAAAATCTTCATAAATTTTTTGGAAGAACTTGTGGTATTGTGGGAAGTCATCTGTCTCTACGTTCCAGTGATATCCATGTGCCTTAAACTTTAGGGCAATAGTGTCTGCAAGCAACACCTTTAGCATATTAATAAGTTCTTCATTCATACATATATTATAGCATAAAAATGAGGCAGTTTTAACTCATGCCCCAGGAGTATATGACTATTAAATTATTAATTGATTGTGACTTGTTTTGGTTTCTTGTCTTCTGGAACATTACGGATTAAGTCAATAAACAAAATACCGTCTTCAAATCCAGCAGCCTCTACCTCAAAATACTCTGGTAGAGTAAAAGCACGAGTAAACTTACGAGCAGCAATACCCTTGTGTAGATATGCTTTATCGTCAGCAACTTTGTCTGCCTTAATTGTTAGAATGTTTTTTTCAGTAGTGATAGTAATGTCACTCTTTTTGAAACCAGCTACCGCAAATTCCATAACAATTTTGTCTTCGTTAATTTTAACAACATTGTAAGGTGGGAATGCGGTTTGAGTTGGTGATGTTTGGAAAAACTTGTCAATATCTAGACCAAGTGCTCCGAATGGGTTAGTAATAACCATATATATCATCTCCTATTAAGCGAGTTGTATACCTCCAAATGGCAGGTACTTAAATATTATAACATGATATAATTAATTTAGCTAGTGGTAAAGGAAAAATAATTGGCAAACATAGTATTCTTAGGTAACTTTGATGTTCCCTATAGTAGTGAAAATCATCACGTTAAAAGTCTTGAAGCACTTGGACACAATGTTCTAAAACTTCAAGAAAGAGTAATGCCTTCAGATAAAATCTATCGTAGAACAACTTGGTTTGAAGCAGACTTATTCATTTGGGTTCATACTCATGGATGGGATACTCCTGGGGATTTAGAAATGGATGAAGTTCTCAAAAGATTTGAGGCACAAGGCATTAAGACTATGACCTATCATCTTGACCTTTGGTTTGGTCTTGACCGTCAAAAAGATTTAGAAGAAGATAACTTCTACAAAACTATTGGACACTTCTTTACAGTAGATAAACTTATGGCTGACTGGTTTAATGAGAACACCGATGTAAAAGGTCACTTCCTTACTGCTGGAGTATTTGGTGAAGAATGCTATATAGATAAAGGATATAACAGAGATAGTTTTGACTACGATGTAATTTTTGTTGGTAGCAAGAGATATCATCACGAATACCCCTATCGTCCACAATTAATTGATTTCTTGAGAGAAACATATGGCAATCGTTTCTTGCACGTTGGTGGCGATGGTGATACTGGAACTATCCGTGGAGAACAACTAAATACAACTTATGCCAGAAGCAAAGTTGCTATTGGCGACACTCTTAATCTTGGTTTTAACTATCCTTACTACACTAGCGATAGACTATTTGAGTCTACTGGTCGTGGTGGCTTTACTATCTACCCTCGCATTATGGGACTAGAAGAATATTTTGAAGACGGTAAAGAGATTGTTTTCTATGAGCACGGTAACCTACAAGACCTAAAAGAAAAGATTGATTATTACATTATGAATAATGACGAAAGAGAGTCAATCAGATTTGCTGGACATGAGCGTACAAAGCGTGAACACACATACAAGCACAGATGGCAAACTATCCTAGAAGAGTTAGATATTAAATGAAATATGTAATGTGCCTACCGTTTCGTGTAAAAGAATTTTGTGACGAGTTTATGTCTAACTGTAAGTTGGATGTTTTTGAAATTGACAACACAGAAAATAATATTGGGGTAATGGCTAGCCATAATCTTGGTATAAAAAAGATGTATGAAGATAATGCTGATTGGCTTATTATTGCAAGTGCTGCAATTAGATTTGGAGAACGTGGTGGCTTAGACATTATCGAACACCTATCTAAAACTGATGCTCAAATTGTTGAAGGCAAGCCATTGTTTGGTTGGCACTTAATGGCTTTTAGAAAAGATGTAATTGATGCAGTTGGTGAATGGGACGAAAACTTTACACCATATGGGTACGATGATTTAGACTATGCAATTAGAATTAAAAAAGCAATTCCAAACGTTAAGTGGGAAAAGATTGTTTTTGATGTTTCTGATACGGTTATGGGTCACAGCATTAACCTTGGTGGGGTAAGGTCTAACGACAACATACTTCACCAATATTTTTATAACAAGTGGGGACACTATCCTGGTGGAGGAAATCCAACTGAGGAGTATTACGATACCCCATTTAACTTGCCAGATGTTGATATAAAATATTGTCCCAAAGAGGATGATTTAAATCATGTAAGCAGAATAACTGCAGGAAGGTACAAATAACATGACTGAAATGGTAAAAGCTATTCTTAATGGAGAATGGGAAATGGTGCTACCAAAGCACAGAGCAGATAGACCAGAATGGTATACAGACAAAGGCTGGGAAAAACTTAGACTAAGGTCAATGCATGAAGGTCTTGGCAAGGGAGACGTGATGTATTACGTTGGAGCCGAAGAAGGTGAGATGGCTGCTTTGTGCCAGATGTGGGGAGCAGAGGTTGTTTTGTTTGAACCAAATCCAAAAGTCTGGTCTCATATGCCAGCAGTATGGGAAGCAAATAATCTAGACTTACCTCTTGCCTGTATTCCTGGATTTGCCTCAGACGAAATTAATGAGCTTGCTAGGGTTTATAAAAATGAGTTTCCGCCAGAAGCAAACCAAGTTATTGAAGCAGCACATGGATTCAAAGAATTGTATCTTGAAGGTGCTAACTATGGTCAAATCACTATTGATTCTTGTGTATATGATTATGGGATTAAGCCACCTACCGCCATTACTTTAGATGTAGAAGGTAGTGAGTGGAAAGTCCTTGGTGGAGCATACCACGTTCTTAAAAATTACAAACCAAAGATTTGGTTATCTGGACATCCAGAGTTTATGTTCCATCAGTATGGTAAGTATCTTGCAGAACTTCGTTACTGGCTTAGAGATGAATTTGGGTACGAAGAAACACTGATTGACTACCAGCACGAGGCTCACCTATACTATGAATGATATTAAAGCATATCTATTAGCCGTTGATGGCAAAAGTTTTCCAGACCATAAATGGGATTTTGGTTTTGTTAAAGAAGCATTTGACAAAAATAAAATAACTTATGAAGAAGTATCGTCACTACCTAAAACTGATAAAGCCTTTGTGGTTATTTGTGGTTATGAAAATAGAGGACTAACTGAAGAAATATCTAAAGAACTTAGGAAGATAAATAAAGTAGTTTTATTTATTACAGGAGATGAACGTGGTACCTTTAAAGCAAATAAAGTTTTTCATAAAAATATTGATATTTGGGTGCAGTCTCCATATCCTGGAAGACATGATGATTTTAATAAAATGCCAATTGGTTGCCCATCACACATAAAAGACAATCTTCCAGAGTATACAATAAAAAAGAATGATGCATTCTTTTCTGGTCAGATTACTCACGATAGACGAAAGCAACTTTCAGAAGTTATGCCAACTATTCCAAATGCACTTTTTAATCCCACACCTGGATTTACACAAGGATATGAGCCAAAAGAATACTATAAACACATACTTGAGTCTAGGATAACTCCATGTCCAGCAGGTACTTCAACAATTGATTCATTTAGATTTTATGAATCTTTAGAAATGCTATCATTACCAGTTGGTGATATTAGAAGTTCTAGTAATGAAAAATATAATTTTTGGGATTATTGTTTTGACCAAGTTGTTCCTGTACCTAAGACTGCTAACTGGTATACTTTACCAGAGATTATGTTAAAAGAATTACACGACTATCCTGCAAATATGCACAGGGCAGTCAGTTGGTGGATTAGGTATAAAAGAGATTTTGCGTATAAAATTATGGAGCAATTAAATGGATAAAAAAGATATCACGGTTATATTGGTTACATCAATTATTCCAAGTCACCCAGAAACACATATTGTCGAAGAAACAATTAAAAGCATTAGACATCACCTACCAAATAGTGAAATCATTCTTCAGATTGACGGTCTTAGAGAAGAACAGGCTCACCGCAAAGAACAGTATGATGAATACAAAACAAGAATGCTTTGGAAATGTTTGCACGAATATGAAAATGTTTTACCAATTATTTTTCAAGAACATTCTCACCAAAGCACAATGATGAAACAAACAATTGATTTAATCAACACTCCTTTGATGGTTTATATTGAGGGTGATACTCCTTTAGTGATTGATGAACCAATTGACTGGGATGCTTGTGTTGACATTATTGATTCTGGCAAGGCTAATACCGTTCGTTTTTATCACGAGGCTGTTGTTCCAGAAGCACACGACTGGCTAATGCTAGACATAGTTGGAGATTTCTTACAGACAGTTCAATGGAGTCAACGTCCGCATCTATCTAAAGTTTCTTACTATAAAGAAATAGTTTTAGCTGATATGCCAGAAAAAACTTTTATTGAAGACTATATGCATAGCGTTGCCTATGAAGAATACATTATTCCTTGGAGAAATAATAAGTCTAGAGAAGGTTGGGAAAAACATAAACTTTGGATTTATTATCCAAACAAGACAAATAACAAACGGTCTTATCACACAGATGGTCGTCAGGGTCTAAAGAAATTTACTGATGATGATATTTCATGGGGATTGACAGAAGCATGAGATTAGGAATAATTGCAAGAGCAGATAAAACTGGTCTTGGAAATCAAACAAAAGAACTGGTTGATATGTTAAAACCAGACAAGATTCTTCTTATTGACTCTTCACATTTTAATGGCAATAAACAACATCCAGAATGGTATGAAGGATATAATGTTCAAACCACTACTGAGGGTTTTGCAACATACTCTGAAGTTGGTGAATTTTTAACTGACATAGATGTAGTAATTAGTTGTGAAATATTTTACAGCCACAGACTTTCCAACCTGGCACATAGACGTGGAATAAAAACAATTCTACAATATAACTATGAATTTTTTGAATACTTTATTCACGAAGGAATTAGGCAGCCACACATATTACTTGGACCAAGTTTATGGAACATAGATAAAATAAGACAAGATTTTGGTAGTCATTCTAGAATAATCCATTTGCCACCACCGACATCACCAGAAATATTTGAAGAGGCAAAAAAAATTAATCAAGCTAAGACTCACAAACGAATTCTTCATGTTGCTGGAAAGAGGGCAAACAATGATAGAAATGGTACGGATATAGTTATTGAAATGCTTAAGTATTCTAAAGCAGATTATGAATTGGTTATTACTAGTCAGAGTGATTATAATCCAAATTGTGATGACCCTAGACTTACTATAGATAGCAGTAATCCAGATGATAGGTCTGCTCTTTATTCTGGATTTGATTTTATGGTTCTACCTCGTAAATATGGTGGGCTATGCCTTCCTATGAACGAAGCTTTGCTAAGTGGACTACCTGTTATTATGACAAATATATCACCTAATAATACCATCCTACCTCTGGAATGGCTTGTAGAGGCTTCCTATGACCGCACAATTAACTTTAAAGGTCCAACTGATTCTTACGAGACAGACCCACAGAAATTAGCAGAACTTGTTGATAACTTTATTAACAACTATAACATTCCAGCAACTAAGCAACAGGCATATGAAATTGGTTATAGTAATTTTGCACCAGATGTATTAAAAGATAAATATTTATCTATCATTGGGTAAAAGAAAAGCCAGGATAAAAACCCTGGCTATCTTTTTACTCTTACTACTTCTTTGGAGTAGTCTTTTTGGCTGGAGCCTTTTTAGGGGTAGCCTTTGCAAGTGCTTCCGCAACCTCTTCAACCTTTGGTGTTCTACCAAAAGCTGGGTCGTTTGGATTTACATAACGCAATCCAACAGGTAGTACAGCAGCCACTAGAGACCATAGAAGGTCCATTGGGTCAGTTACTCCTGCTAGGTAAAGTGCTGCAGCAGCAGATAGAACTGAACGTCCATAAGATGCTACGAGTGCCTTTAGTTGTGCATTCATTTTATTTCTCCTTGTTTATGCCTAGTTATTAGGCGTTTTGTTATTCTCTGGCAATACTTCTTTTAATTTTTTATATGCCACAGAAATTTCTTTAATTTTATCTGCGTGTGGATTTTCTCCAATTGTAGTTCCATAAGTTTCATTCCACTTAATAATCTTGGTCATTTGCTTATCAAACTTAATTAAATTTTCTTGAACAGTCTCAATATATTCAAATGCTTTATCACGAGAATCAGAAAGAAACCTAATAAAATCATCTGATTTTTCCAGCTTTTTATTTTCTAATTCTTGAACTACCCTAGAGTATTCCGTTGCTATGATATCTTTATTAATCTGTGCCTGTATTTTATCAGCAATGGTGTTATGCAGTGTATTTCTTAGAGATAAATTTTTAAATCCTAAATACGCAATAAGTGTTGTTAGTAATACATAGATAACGATGCTAAAAATATCCATTACTCTACAGCCCTTCTAGTTAACTGAACGATTGCACCATTATCTTCTAGTGCTTTCTTTACTCGTATCATATATTCTACAGCACTACGCTTATCTTCGTCAAGTAGTTTTATAAATTTATATTCATCTGCTACAATTTCAATAAAGAATAATCCTTCTACATTGTGTTCATACAACTCAACTTCAAAGTTGGGTGGTGGCGTAATAGAGCGAAAGGCTCTTTTCATTTCTAATGTATACATATCTTATTCCTGTTCCATTGTTAGATTTTGCCAAGTGTTAGCCCAATCAACTTTTAATTTATGTCTATTAAATTCTCTAGATACTTTACCAGCATCCAAATAAACTCCACCCCAAACACCATATTCTTTGCTTGAGATACCTACAGCAAAACACATTTTAGCTACAGGACACATAGAACACATTTCATCAATTGCTGGTCTTAGCTCAAGGTCTTCTTCATATTTGTCAAAGAAGAGTTGTGTGTCAAAATCTTTACACTGAGCATCGTTTTTCCATTCATCCTTGTGAGCCATTCTTTACCACCAATCGTTTTGGGATATCCCAACCATTGGCTCCTGGCTCATAACGTTTCTGTACAATCCAATTGCCATTTACAAATGCACCAAGTTTATTGATGAACCCATCTGTCTTTGAATCGCTTTCAATTACTGTCCAGCCATTCCATGATAGAACTTCGTTATTCTCTACGATAGTTTCCATCTCATTAAGTGATTTAATTATCATCATCACTCCTTGTGTAGATTACCTTTTTGATTTGAGTCTCCTCAATAACCACGTTGCAGCGGTCACAGGGCTTGCTATATCTATCTTTGCCAAAGCGATTTACTCTAGCCACATAAAGTACAGCACCCCTTACGTTCCATCCTGCATCTCGGATAGCCTCAACTTCAGCATGAACTGAACAATGAGTTTTAATGTGCTCTGGTGAAACATTGTCGGGGTGGTTTCTGTCCTTGTTGTATCCTGTTCCTAGAACACTACCGCCCTTGACAATAATCGCTCCGTGCTTATGCTTTGATTCTGATTTAGAAGCAAGGTATCTAGCAACAGAGAGAAAAGATTCTTCTCGCTTACTAAGTATTAAAATCTGTAAACTCCAACTTCAATATCTTTGGCATCTGCCAATTCAACAATTTCTGGCAGGGATTCTTTTGGCTTACTAAAATAAGCAAGATAGTTAATTTCATTAAGATTTTCTTTAATCCAACTGGGTGGAATCTTAACAATCTTAATTTTAATACCACGAGCCTTTAGGCTACGCTCAGTAATGTTTGAAAACTCCTGACCAAAAGAATTAATCTGAGCAGGACCAGCAGACATGATAGTAATCATTTTATCATCTTCTGGGAGTTGTGTCAATGCTGTATGCATTGCTCTTAGGAAAATATTGTAGTCATTAAAACTACGGCTTCCATGGATAGCCACTATCATTTCCTTTTCCTTCCGTTAATTTTTTTACAATAAATTGAGTCTTCTCTAATTGTACAGTATTCATAGTCATTGTGTCAACCATTTTTGTTGTTTCTTTATCAATAGTTCCATCAATTAATTTAGCTACATAAAGTGTTTGTTCGGCAATCCAGTATGCTTCATCATCAATAACAATGACCCTGACTTCGGTTGCCTTACTATGCTGTAACGATTGAGTTTTCTTTTGAGGCTTTGGTAAAAATTCTTTTAATATTTTTTGAGAAATAAGATTGTCAATATGTGATTGAGAATAGTTTACTTTTTTAATTGGTTTAGAAATAATTTTTGCTGAACGCCTACCGAAATAAGACATAATTAATAAAGTAATTAAAGACCCAAGAAAGTATTCCATAAATAAATTATACTACTAGTAATCGTCACGCTGAGATTTATTTTCAATCAAGCGTTCACGCTCGTCAATAATCTCAAATGCAAATGATTGTAGCTTTTCTCCATCCAAACTATTAAAGTGATGCCCACAGAACATTAAGTCCCCTGCTACCCCTTTGATATGCACATATGCTTGTGCATCACAAATGTCACAACGGTCTAGTCCTGTGAGCAACCACTCTTTAATCTCTACCAATTACTTGTCCTTGCTGTAAAAACCGTTACTATTAAATTGTATTGCCCCTACTGAGTATACACGAGTCATTGGAATTTTGCAAGTATCGCATTTATATCCTGGGTCAGTTTCCATAATGGAGCGAGTTACAGTAAAAACTGCCTCACATTGAGAACATTTATAATTGTAGCTTGGCATTATTACTCTGCTTTAGCTTTTGGTGTTACGATTGGCTTGGCTGGTGCTGCATCGGCTACAGGTGCTGCAGCCTTTACAGGTTTTGCATTGTCGTCAATGTGCTTGTGAACATCAACAAGGTCATCGTATGCCACTAGGTGAACATCTTTACCATGTGCCATTGCTGTACCTGCCATATGTAGGTGGGCTCCAGTACTGGCGGACCCACTTGGTGTCTTTTTACCTCCACCAACTTTACCAATAACTGACTTGCCACCATCAAGAGGTGAGTCAATTTCAAGGTCTGGCTTTTCTGCAAGGTGTGCATATAGCCAATAGAAACCATCGTCTGAAGACTGCACTAGGCAGTGTCCTAGGACATCGGTCCAGAAAATCTTCTTAACCTTTCCATCAGTAATAGCCTTGATTGGCTTTAATTCAATTGCTGCTTTTGCTCCCCAGTCAGAACCACGGTGTGGGTGTTTTCTGTATGAAGCCATGTTTCCGAGTTCATCTCCACGATTTTTTGGGAATGGGTCGAAATATTGTGCTGGTTTAACTGCCATTTTTATTCTCCTTCTATGTAGAATATTATCTACAAATATATTTTACCACTAATTCGAGCCTCGCAACAGAGTCGAACTGTTCTCCACGCTTTACAAGAGCGTTGTTTTACCGATAAACTAGCAAGGCATTTTGTTGGTCCATCCGAACTGCTTTGCCGTTTTTCTTCTATGACAATTTGCACAACGAACTTCACATTTTTGTATTTCTTTAACAATAGACTTTAAACCATTTCTTTTTAAAGTAGATATTGCTTCTTTTTTGGTTCCAGATACATGGTCAAATTCTAAAACTATTGGGTCAGTCTCTCCACAGTCAACACATGGATGTAGCATAAGATAGTCAAGAATATAAGCCTCTGCATCTTGTTTTGCTTTTTTTCTATTTTTAGTTATATATATTTTTCTATTTGGGTTGTTTAAATAATATTTATTATCATACTCTCTTTTACATGGTTTACAGGTTCCTGTATACCCATCTTTTGCAGATGCTCTTTTTTGAAAATCATCTAATGGTTTTTCTATGTTACATGATATGCATATTTTCATACACTAATTGTAACACATATTTTGTTTACAAACCACTTGCGACTCCAAACGGACTTGAACCGTCAACCTCTGCCGTGACAGGGCAGTGCTCTAACCAATTGAGCTATGAAGCCTTGCGAGCGAATAGGGAGAATCGAACTCCCATACTCTGCTTGGAAGGCAGAGGTTCTACCATTAAACTATATTCGCAGTTGAGGTGTCAGACTAATCAGGTCCACACCTCGTGGGTCGTTTCCTAAGACGAGTGACCAACTCCGAACCGATAACGAGAGATTCCTACACGCTTACTGTGTCGCTGTAAGAGCGTTCATTTGTCCGAAATGAAACGGTTGTGATAGTGATTATCTATCATCGCTCCTAGAGTAGGAATCGAACCTACGACGCTCTTGCGAGAACAGATTAACAGTCTGGCGGTACCAGCCAACAGTACCCCTCTAGGAATATATTACTTTATATAGTTTATTAATTTTAACATCGTTTCTGGATTATCCCTTAAAATTCCTAATGCCAAATTACATTCTCTACAAAGTAATCCACGAATACATTTTCCACAAGAGAAACTTCCATCACAACAAGAATGGTCGTGGTCAATATTAGTTCCTTCATTTATTTGACAAGCGTGACACTTCCCAGAATATTCAGCAACTAATTCTTCATATCTATATTGAGTTATATTATGACGTTTCCAGTTTGGCTTATAGTATGAATTCATTCTTACTTTTTCAGCTTTTTTATCTGGATTAGTGTTGTAATAATTAATTACATAATCAGTGTGGCATCTTTTGCAAGTGCCCCTACGACCATCTTTATAATTCTTACCTTTTGCAAATAGGTCAATATCCTTTTCAATACCGCATTTTACGCAAATCTTTGTCATATTAACAGTATATCATACTTGTTAATCTACACGACCATAGTCGTCTTCTAATCTTTCGATATCATCTTCACCAAGATATGAACCATATTGAATTTCAATAATTTTTAGGTCAGTCTTAGAAATAATTCTATGCTCTACATTCTTAGGAACCTGAACTGTGATACCTTGAAATAATGGCAATTTTCCACCACGAACAATTGCTGTTCCTGTACCAGAAACTACATACCAAGTTTCGCTACGATATTTATGTTTTTGTAGGCTTAGTCTCTGACCAGCGTGAACATTTAATATTTTAATTTGAAAGTGTTCACCAGTTTTTACAACTTCGTAATTACCCCAGGGTCTAATAGATTCCATTTATACTAGCCACTTTACTACAGGGCAGCAAGGGTCTCCGCCCTCTTCCCAATCTGCTTCTTCTTCTGCAGTCATATAATTATCGCCATCATGGGTCATACAGAATCCCTCTGTAATCCAGCCCTTGTCAATCCCGATATGTAGCCAAGCAACTGCTTCTTCAATTTCTTCTACTGAGAAATCTTTGTGTTCAATAGTCATAATGAAAACCCTCTCTAGGTTGTATATTTATTATACAGTATCTAAAGAGGGTTGTCAATTACTTCTTAGTTTTTGGTGTTTCTTCTGCTACATCTTTAAGTGCAACTGTTTGACGGAATGCAGCATCAATTTCTGCTCTGCTTAATTTACCGTCTTCAAGGAATGCAAGGGATAGTAGTTCTACAACTTTGGCTACAGCCATAATACCACCCATAGTGGCACTGAACCAAATAGGAATATCAAGACCACTGACCTGACCTGCTACCGAACCTGCACCAATAACTCCTAGGGCTGATGCTACAAATGTAGCAATAATACGTCCAACAACGTTTATCAATAGTTTCATTAGTCTTCCTCCTTTTCTGCTGCGTTTCTTAGTGGGTAGGTAATAATCCATAGACCCATCGTGCCCAGAATTGCCCAGCCTACTACATCTTTTGCTGAACCCTCAAGGACTAGCCATGCAACGAACATACCTAGAAGGGTCCAGGCTTGACCTAGCATATCATTTAAAAATTTCTTCATATTAATTCCTCCTTCTTGATGTTCCACCAGATGAACCACCTGTTAATGCTCCACCTGATGCTGGTGCTGCTGCTGTTAGGGCTGCCCCTGTAGCTGCGTTGACTGCTGCTCCAACAGCAACAACTGCTGTTACAACAATCTTTTTAGATTCTTCTCGTATTTTTGGAGACATATCGGCTCCAACGTTACCAATAAAGTTAATTGCATCCACAAGAGCTGCTGCTCCTGGAATGGCTGCTAATTCTTTTGAGATTACAATGTCGTCTGCCTGGGCTACTACAAATAAGGCTGCAAGTGCCTGTTCATATTCTGGTGAGCCTTGCTCTGCTGTTTCAAATATTTGCATTGCTGCTTCTGTAAGTTGTTTTACCTGTGCTTCTGTTAGATTTGTTGCGACTACCGCTTCTAGATTAACCTTTGTTAGGTCTTCAATAATCTCTGGTATGTTTGGGTCTCCAGTTGGTTTAGGGGTTGGGTTTGGCTCTGGGGTTGGTTTTGGCTCTTGTGTAGGTTCTTCTGTTGGTTTAGGTTCTGGCTTTGGGTCTATAATTGGAATTTCTGGATTTGGAAGATTAGTTAATTTTTTAATTGCATTAGCTAGTAATGCGGAAGCACTAGAAACCACTCCTTCTTGTGCAATTATTTTTGTTGTGACTGATTGTGCTCTGACTATAATTGATTCTACTTTTTGTGTAGCAGTTGATAACTGTATTGTTTTTGTATTTAGATTTGTTTCAGTTTGTTGTTTAATTTTAGTTTCATCATCTAATGCATTTTGTAATTGGTCAACTAATGTTATTGTACTATCTATGTCTGTCCTTACTTGAGTTAGATTATCTTTAAGCAATTCTAATGCAAGGTTTGCCGATGTTAGGCTAGATTGATTTTGAGCCACTACTAATTGTTGTTGTGCACAAGATACCCTGGCTTCTTGTAATGATATTTCTGCTTTATTTATTAATTCATCTGAGCTAATTATGCCCCTATTTGCATCAATTTTATCTTGTTCTGATTGTGATAAATCTTTTTGTTTTGTTTGCCAAATAGAAACTGCAATATTGTATTCATCTATTGCATTCAAATATGCTGCATTTGTAGTAGATGAAGTTGTAAGTGATTGAGAATAATTTGATTGTGCTGTTGTTAGTAAAGATTGTTTTTGTTGTAATATTGATAATAATGCTGGGTCTTGTTGATATGTAGGCTGGGCTGGTTGATTCTTTGTAAGCCAAGATGCTGGTACAATTCCCCAATTTGTTTGTGAAGAATAATACAAGAAGTTACAAGCTCCTCCACCATGCTCATACATCCATGCATCAATTGCATATGAGCGTCCTGCTTGTAAGGTAAAGTTATTACTCCACCAACCACCGCAACCTTTGAGTGTCCAGTTATCATTAATAACCATGTTATCCAGTGTCATGTACCATCCATCGTCAACATTAGCAAGGAATTGATAATTCATTGTTTCTGGTACTGTTAAGTAGCCTGTGTAGTGAATAAGGATGTTGTCTCCTCCACACCCCTCAATGTCTCCGCCACCCCAGTCTTTATTTATTTGTGTAACTGTTATTGTTTTGCAATATGTGTATGCACTTTCTGAACGAGTTGGATAGTTTGGTGTAGCATTTTTATAAATTTTTGCCTGTAATCCATAAACTGTTGCAGGTGAATTTGCTGGATAAACAGCAATAAGATTATTATTATAGTTAGCCTGTGCAACATCTACAGCATTTTGAGCACTTGTAAGTTGCTGAAGTTTTGTTTGAACATCTGCTAATGACTGATTGTATATGCTTGATTGGTTGTCAACTGCGATTCCTTTATTTTGAACATTTGTAACTGAAGTATTATAGTTTAATAATGCAGAGTTATAGGCTATGTTTGCTAAATTAAATTCATTTTCAAATTGTTGTTTTTGTAAGTTAAAATCATTTACTCTGTTCTGAGAATCAATTATGCTTTGTGTAGCATCATTTAGCTTTTGTGTTTCTGCTTGTAGTGTAAGTGTCTTTGCTGTTACCACCGAAGATTGAATAATAATTTGATTAGAAATAGTTTCTATACTGTTTTGCTTATTTTGAAGATTTAGTTTAGCATTTTCTAATTGAGATAAAGCAGATTGAACAACAATTGATTGCTCTTCATTAGCAGCAACTGCTGCATTGAGGTCTACTTGAGTTTGGTCTACAAGGTTCTGTGAGGCTTGTAGAGACATTTGTAGTTCATTCTTAGATATATTTAGGGCATCTAATTCAGATTGCTGTATTTCTAATTCATTTTGTGCTGTGGCAATTTCTGCTTGTGCAGAAGCAACTAATGCATCATATTCTGCTTGCGTTATTGCATAGGCAGGTGATGAATAGGCTAGGGGTAAAAGCAATAATAAAATTGCTAGGGTTGAATTTATTAACTTTTTGATTTTCCTGTTCTCCTCGTTGAACATTGTTCAACAAATTTATTATAGCACGTTATTCATAAGACAGGTTTTGGTTTTGATTGTTGGGAGCCATTCTAGTTTGATTATTATATTTATTTATACTTAATCTTTGTTGGCTTTTCAGTAAATTTCGTGGTCGTCGCAAGTGTAGGTGTTGACTTTTTTCCATATGAAATGGTTTCCAGTTGCGATTAACCATGAAACTCCATATTGAAATTATAACATATTAAATTGGGTCAAGTAGTCTTTGGCATCTTCTACAGTTTTTTGTTCAAAGACAATTGTATTTTTAGGAAGTTCTATTTCTGATTTATTTTTTCTATCTCTAAAGGTATGAATCTCTACCTCTTGATTGGTGTTTCTTGGTGTGTGAGATAGTGCTCCAAATACAGCACCGCAAACAGCATCAGCTAAGTCCTTGGAAGATTTACGAGGGTGGTCTACACGGTTGTTCTTTACAATTTTAAGTTCTGTAAGTTCTTCAAATAACAATTCAATATTTGGCATTACTAAACGTTCTTCATATACAAGCATTGCCATGTCTTCATAATGTTTCTTAGCAACAGAAACAGTATCAGTACGAATACCAACAGCCTTTAGCTCATTCTGGATATCAAATGAGTTCCATCGGTCAAAGCTAACCATTCCTATATTAAATCCAAGTCTTCGTAAGTTTTGAATCCATTGCTTAACCTCCGAAAGGTTTACAGGACCTTCTCTACGAGGCTCCCACCATGCTACAGCATCTACTACAATCATTGGAACTACTTGTTCATAGTCTTTCATTACTTGAACAGATACCCACTTTTCAACGTGGGCAATAGCAACAGCACACTTGTCATGTCGCTGTGCAAGGTCAGCATGAACAAAATAAGTTTTCTCTTGGTCAGGCTCAAAGGTTTCATCAAAGCGTCTGATGGTGTCCAGTGGATTTCTAATAGTCATACAGGCTCTAACTTTTTCTTGCTGCTTAAAGAATGCATCGGATGCATAGGTTGGAATACAGGCAAAACGTTGCATGGCATCGCCAAGGTCTGTATAAAAAGCTAATTTAAAATCATCAATTTTTCGAGTAGGGTTTACTTCCCAAGTTGGTCTTTTAAGTGCAAATACTCCAGGATATTTGTAAGAAACAATTGTATCTTCATCCCACTCAATGTCTAGTGTATTTCCTTCTGTCTCTTCTGGCAAATCTGGATTCATAATAAACTTGTGAGTCTTTGTTATAACTTCTTTCTCGGCAATAACGGCATCGTATCTTTGGGAAATGAAGTCTCCTGGGTAGCGAGGGAATGATAGTAGGGCTACCTTGCCCAAGTCTGGAAAACGAGAGTCTACGGAAGCACGGAAGGCTTTATAGATATTGTCTGCAGTTTTGCCTTGGTCATTTCCAGTATTTACTTCTTGAGCAAAACCAGAAATCTCGTCAAGTACTGCTAGAAGAAGGTTAAGACCCTCGTGAGACTCACGCTCTGAGTGACCAGAATAAACCGTAATGGCATGGTCAAACTCAATGCTATCTGCTTTAGCATAAAACTTTCCAGCAAACCAAGGCGAACGTTCAATTTTAGATTTGAATCCTTTGAAGAATACATTCTTAGCTTGCTGTGCGTTAATAGCAACGTTAATGATGTCAATAGCGTCACCGCTTGGCTTACCAAAATAGCGAGCAGGGTCTTTAAGGCAAAGTAACTTATAAACAATATAGGCACACGCTACAGTAGATGTAAAGTCCTTACCAGAACCTTTACCAAGTTGTAGGATAACTTCATTCTTTGTGTACTTTTTATAGTACCTGCGACCTTCTGTGTCGCCCATGATATCAATCAAATCTTCCAGCTTGTAGATTTGACTCATTGCTTCAACGATATCGTACTGAACATCAGACAATGGTGGTTGTCCTAGATAGTCTGCACCTTCTACGAATGTACGAGCATTTACAGGTGTCTCAGCAAAATTGTTATTCTTTAGAACTTCAAAGAAATCATTGAACATCATTGACAATTGTAATTACCTCTTGCTCTCTGGATACCTGAGAAAGCCTACGCATAATCTCGTCACGAATCTGCGGATGCTCACTAGCAATATCACGAAGAATGTTTACAAGAATATCTTGCTTACGCTCAATCTCTAGCATCTCTTCTGCAAGTTCCTTGTTCTCAAGTAGACCAGCCTTTTGTAGCATATCAATACGCTTAGATTCAATATCAAGCACTAGTTTGATAGCACTTGTTTTAGCAGTTAAGTTTGCAGTTGTTGTAGCATCATCAATAACTTCATATGCTTTGCTAATTAGTTTATTATAATGAGCGTCTGCTCCTACCAATGCTTCTTTTGCTCTTGCACGAATAACAGCATTATCAGAAGCCATTTGCTTCCATTCATTTAGATACCCAACAACCTTCTGTCGTGGCATACCAAGTTCTTTAGAGATTTGGGTAGGTTCAGCACCTTGTAGATACTTTTCTACGACCTTATTTACTTGGTCAAGGTGTTCAATTAATTGTGCTTCCGTTGACACGCTTACTCCTCTTGCCTCTGGTTGGTATACGCTTTACACGGTCTACCTTGAAAGAACGAAATACCGATGGAACTTTATTGATAATCTCAAAACAGTCTACCCAGCTGGCTCCAGTCTCAGTGTTGGTTACATAGTAATCAACCTTAAACTTACCACCGTGTTCATCCTTAATTTTAATTATATCACCACGATTGATTTGAAAATCATTTACAAAAAAAGACTCTTCTCTATTAAACTTGAGTGAAATTGTTGGTGCTGCATATTTACGTCTGCGACCCATTACTTGTATTCTCCTTGTAGTCGTTTAATTTCATCTTGAATATAAAACATTGCTTTCTCTAGGTCTTGGATAGTCTTAGCTTCATCCTTAAGACCTGCTCTCCACAAATACTTAAATGCATTACCAACATTAAAATTACGATGTCTGGTAATCTGAATACATTCAACTCCACTGGGGTCAGAGGTGTAGTGTGGTGGATGGTTTACTTGGTCTACTGTAATCTTTAAATCTTTACTCAACGCTTTGATTTCCTTAATCCGAACTTGGCTAAATAAACATAGATAGTTTCTACGCTAGTACCGCATTCCTTAGCAATATCTTGTGGTGTTTTCTTGTCAACATGGAACCTCTTGCGAAGCCACATTTCATTCTGATATAATTTTGACATTTAATCTCCTTGCCCAATCATAAAAGTCTTGTTGTGATAAATCGCTTTTGGCTCTGTTACATATTTTACAGCAAGTAACAACATTTGTCAATAGGTAGCCCTGAGAAGAATCTATCCTGTCCAACCCATTATACTTAAAACCATATTCTGAAATCATATTGCCTGGTTTAGAGTCACAATAAAAACAATTTTGTATTGCTAGTTCTATCCACTGTTCTTCTGTAAGTTCCCACTTAATTGAACGTCTACTGGCGGTTCTAAGTACTAAAAGATATGTTCTGTGTGCAGGTGTTTGTAGCATACATGAACGACAGCCTTGTGACTTATGAGATGATAAATTAGATATGTAATTCCAAGTCTCATATCCGCACTCACAACGCATAAGTGCTTTTCTACTTTTGGGTGGAATATCTAGAATAGTCCATAGACCTTGTTTATATCCATTGTAAAACTTTCTTGCCATAAGAAAATTATACCATACTTTCAATACCCAAATGCCTTATCCCAGTTTGCCAATGCCCAGTGACCAATTGCACAAGCATCTGCAACATCATCGTCTGTTAGATTTTTATCATAATTAATATTGATATAGTTTATAGTTCTTTGCTTACGAATGTTACGCTCTTCATTTTTAAGCCAGGAAACTGACTTGCCAGGATTTGTTTTTACAATTGCTGCCTTTTCTTCTTTTGTTATCTTTTTGTTACCAATATAATTTTGCCATGTCATTGGTGACACAGAACCAATCTTCTTTACCCCAGCAAGACCTGCAGCCCCCAGCAATGCTCCTTGTAGGGTAGCAAGTTGTGCTGCTGTCTTAGGACTGTTCATAAATACTGTGTGTTCAATAATGATTGCATCAAAATCAAACTTATCAAAGAAGGCTTTGGTTTTCTTGGCAGCATCCATAACCTTATCAAAAGTTGTTGTTCCTGAAAAATTAATTTTTCCACAATAAACAATTTTATTATCATCAAAGATAGCAAAGGCTAATGTGTTTGTACTAGCATCAATAGCACAAAACTTTTTAGGTTTGGCTTTTAGTTTATTCAGATTCACCGTCTATCAACTTTCTGATATCTTTAAGTGCTTTGGATACATCTTTTGGATTAACGTCACATAGTTCGCATAGCTGAGTTTCATTATATATAGACAATAGGTGTCCACAAGATTTACAAAATCTTTTAACCAATGCCCTCTTTTTTGTTCTCTCCTGTATATAACGTTGAGCAATCTTTTCTTTAGTTGCTAGTTGCCTACAGTCAGCAGAACAATAGATTTGGTACTTTACTTTTTGTGTGAATTTATTGTCACACCATTCACAATGCTTTATCATCCAATGGCTCCAGAGATTTTATTTTAATCACTCCAGAACCAGCATTGTCACACGCTTCCCTAATGGGACACGTCTTACAAATTTTAGAATTTGAACGGTAGTTCTTCTCTGGCAGGGTTTTATCTTCCCATGCCTTTCGAACATTTTTCATCCATTCAAAAGCGTTCTCTACCCACTCAAAATAGTACTGATTTAATTCTACAGGAAAAATTAGAAGTTCGTGGTTATTCTTGTTTTCATAAATCAGGATTGCCTTGCTCTTATTCAGAATCTTCATATAAATAAGCAACTGAATTAGGTGACCATTTTTTGGTTTACCTGCAATTTTACGATATTCAAAGCCTTCATTTGGCATTGTTTTAATTTCACCAAGAAGGTCTGAGCCTTCCCAGTTAAGCATTACGTCACCATATCCAAAGATTGGTGGGTCGTCATAAGTCACTTTAAACTCTGAGTCTACTAAAAGCCCAGGAACATTTCCCATAGCTTCCTGAATACGCTCGTGAGACTTTGTACCAGCAGTCATGTTAGCACCGCCATAGGCATCTGCATTGTCTGTAAAGTTTGCACCCTCAAAAGCTAGGTACCAGTAACGAGGACATTCTCCATGAGAGAATGCAATTGTACTTGGAGCAAAAGACTTTTTAGTTTGAAACTTATCTACACGATTAATAGTATAGCCAGAATTAATTTTTTCAATTAGGGCTTCCTTGTCAATGAACGATGGACGAGAAGAAACTTTATCTTCTACCTTGAGCATTACCTGTTGTAATAAACTTTTTGCCATATCAACACTAGCGAGTGATATATTTAAGAGCCGATACAAGGTTGTTAATAGCCTCTGCAGCGGTGTAGTAAATATTCTTTTTCGCTCTGTCTCCTTTATCTACGTTAGTTAGCCATGTGGCTTTGAAGGACATTTTAGCTGCAATTGCTTGCAAGCGTACAATCTCCACGGTTGCAACATTTAGTGGAATGTCTGGTTTAATAATTAACTTAGCAATAAAGGCTAGTGCGGTAGTCAGCTCTTCGTCTTCCATGTAGTCAGCAATTTCTGCCAAACCATTTATCTGTTCAATTGTTGTTTTATGTTCTATTGTTTTCAATTTAATTCCTTAGTTGTTGTACTTCTATTATACACTATCGGATAGGATTTGTTCAAGTAGGGAAAGTTCTATTACTGCAAGCCTTGTCTTGATACCCGAATCACCAAGTACCACGACAATAGCAGGGTCATTTCCATTACGAATAGCATCTGTAGTTGCTTTAGCCCAGACATCTTTATTAAGAGTAAAAGATTTGCCAACTTCTTTAAAGTCTACTGTAAAGTTTTCCCAAGAAGCATCGCCTTTATGAGTTCCACGACCAGAGTTTTTGTGCTGTTTAGCACCAATGCGTTTACTCTCGCTCTTCTCGCTCATAGTCTTTCCTATTCTTCTTTGTCTTTAAGTCAACTATGCTGAGGTGCTTTTCTGGACACATCCAAGTTAGTTGTTTTAATTCTGGATAACTTCTTAATGTTCTTACCTCAGCCTTGCAGGTGTGGCAAACAAATGTTCCAGGATAGATGTTATATTTCGCCATTGACCTGTGCCCTAATTGAATCTTGTAGGTCTAGGTCTTCACGAACACGATTAACAAATGCTTCTCTACCCTGAAGTTTTGAGCCATCTGGTAGTATGTACCAAGCCCCTGTTCGGCTTACGATACCCATTATCTCTGCAGTATCCACGAGGTCACCAACGCTATCAATGCCAACGTCCCCACGGAAATAAAAATCGTACTCCCCAGACTGGAAGGCTGGCGATGTCTTGGAAAATTGGACTTCCCAACGAACTTTTCGTCCAACTTTTTCCTCAATGAGTTTATCTCCAACAGCAATCTTTCCTTTAATAGCCTGATTGTCTGATTCGGAACTGAAAAGCTTGATAACCGTCGATGAATAAAACTTAGTAGCTTGACCACCGCTAGGCTGCTGAGAAGTATACATAGCACTAATATTATTCCTAGACTGAGAAATAAGAACAAGCATAGTAGGCTTAACTTTGTTATTAGCATAGTTAAGCATCTTCCAAGCATTGCTAAAGTCCCTTGACTCAGCACCGATTTGCTTAGTGTTTTCCAATTCCTTAAGTTCATCTGTTCCCTTTTCAAAATAAATTGCTGGTAGAAGTGATGTAATAGAGTCAATAACAATTATATCAACACCTGCGTTCATAAGAGCAGTGCCAACATCTACCATTTCATTAATAGTACGAGCCTGTGAAACAATTAAGTTGTCTGTGTCTACCCCAAGTCTTTTAGCCCAATCCTCTGAGTATGACATCTCTGCATCAATCCAGGCACATAGTTTGCCCTCTTCTTGTGCTAGAGCAATCATTTGAAGACATAACGAAGACTTAGCAGAAGACTTGCTTCCCCAAACCAATACCTGACGACCATATGGCAATCCGCCATTGAGAGCACGGTTGAGACCGTGGCTAGGAGTCTTTTGAAATGTTGTGGTAAATCCTACACCATTTGTAAGACGCTTTCTAATCTTTGGGTCTAGTGATGCCAAAGCTTCTTCCATAGTTGTCATTAAAACTTTACCCCATGCTTCTGTGGGCGTGACTTGTTAAATGCTGTCTTATTTTCAAATGCTTCGTCAAGTGATACGTTGGTGTATTCATATTCAAGTAGTCCAGCATACAGGTCAAATGTGCGAATAAGAATATCTGCCACCTCGTCTGCAATTGCTTCTGGACCGTGTGACTTACGAATAGCTTCCATAACTTCTACAGCCTCTGATACAATCATCATCAACTGCTTGGTCATAAAGATATCTACCTGCTCTTGTGGAGCATCTTTAATCACATCCCAAAAACCTTTTTCTACTGCAATCTCGTGCAGGTGTTGCGATACTTCATTAAACATTAAATACATCCTCCATAATAGTTGTTCCGTCTTTAGTTTTACCCAAAGAGAATTTGTATACTCCACCCTCGTCAATTTTCATATAAGCCTTTGGAAAGACTGTAGGGAATACTGTAACGCTGTGAAGTTCTCTTGCACCGTCTGCTAAAACTAACGAAGCCATTTTCTTACCAGTCTTAGTTACTCGTGGTCTAAATGATACTACAAATAGTTCGTCTTCCTTGTAGGGTAGCATACGGAAATTAAGAATCTTAATTAGTCCTGTTTGACTTCCCTTAATTTCATCTGCTGGAATAGCAGTAACAATTCTATTATCACTTGCCAAAATAATATAAGTGCGACCTGCCTCAATCAAAGATTGCTCTTCGTCAAAAATACCTACACTGCCAGTCTTGTCTAGAATCTCTACACGACTCCAGCCCTTGCCACGCTTAATGCCCTTAATCATTCCCATAAGAATGAACGAACCCTTTTCTTCATACTCTTCCACGTCATTGATAAAGGCGTGGTAGTGCTGTGGAATAGATACGTTAAACTCTGGTAGGTTTAGATATTCGTAAAGATTTTCTTTAACCTCTTCATCATTACGAGGATTATCGTCAAAAGTTGCAGCACCAATAAGGCGAAGAGCCTGAAGGGCACGACTATTAACGCCATTCCCCTTGCCAAAAGTAAACTCCTCAAGTTGTTTGTAGGAGCTAAAAGGGCGAGCGTCAATATACTTAGAAGCAATGTTGTCAGAAATGTATTTGATTGCTGAAAGTCCAAAGCGGATTCCTTTTCCTTCGATTGTAAAGTCCATACCCGAATCATTAATGTGTGGTAAACGAATAGGAATTCCCATACGCTTTGCTTCAATTAGATACTCTGTACGAGCATCCTTGTCACTCTCATTTTTAAGAAGAGAATACATAAATTCAATTGGATAACTATTCTTTAGCCATGCTGTCCAGTATGATAGCGTTGAATATGCCACAGCGTGTGACTTATTGAATGAATACCCTGCGTGAGCCTCAAAGTCATGCCATAGTTCTTCTGCAATGTTTGGAGACAGATAGCGAGAAGCACCTGCAACGAATTGGTCTTGGAATTGCTTAAACTCTTTAGCATCCTTCTTCTTACCAATAATCTTACGAACTTTATCAGCCTCAGCCATAGTCATACCACCAAGTTCTGTACAAGCAAGCATAACCTGCTCTTGGTACAAGATACATCCATAGGTCTCTTGGGTGAATGCTTTTAGAATTTGGTGCTTGTAGTCTAGATTCTGCTTACCGTGCTTACGAGCAATATAATCTTTACCAATGGTGTTCATAGCACCTGGGCGAACTAGAGCGTTAGATGCTGCAAGTTCTGCAAAGTTCTTGACACCCATCTTGACTATCAAGTTAGTATATGGAGTAGCTTCACATTGGAATACACCCTTGGTGAATCCGTCAGAAAGCATGGCGTAAACCTTTTTATCTTCCATATCAATCTTATGTAGGTCAATCTTTTCACCAGTTCGTTCTTCAATAATTTTAAGAGTGTCCTGAATAACAGATAGAGTTTTTAGACCAAGTGCGTCAATCTTAATAAGACCAATGCGTTCTGCTTCTTCCATGTCTACCGCCACAACAGGAATACGTTCCTTATTACCAGGACTAGTGCGTGTCTCTAGTGGGGCGAATTTGAAGATAGGCTCCTTGGACGTTACAACACCTGCAGCGTGGATACCAGTACCACGAATACGACCACGAAGCTGTTCTCCATATTCTTCAATCTCTGGATACTTGTCACGGAATTCTGCGGTTGACTTAGATGTTAGATATTCATCCCAGTCGTCAACAAGCTTGAGTACTTTATTAACGTCAGGTAGCGGAATATTTAGAACACGAGCTACGTCACGAACAATACCTTTACCCTTAAACTGAAGAAATGTTGCAATGGATGCAACGTGGCGATACTGACGAACTAGGTAGTCCTTTACTTCTTCACGGCGTGAGTCTTGGATATCTGTATCGATATCTGGGAAGTCATTACGTTCTGGGTTAATGAATCGGAAGAATAGTAGACCATGTTGAATTGGGTCTACGTCTGTGATACCAAGAGCATAGCAGAGTAGCGAACCTGCAGCAGAACCACGTCCTGGTCCTACCATGATATCTTCTTTCTTAGCCCAGTTAATCATATTGCGAACAACTAGGAAGTAAGGACCAAACTTCTTGTCTTTGATAATCTGAAGTTCTTCGTCAAGACGGTCTGTGTATTCCTGCTTATCTGCCAAGCCACGAGTCTTAAGACCCTCAATGGCTAGTTCATAAAGTTCTTGGTCTGGATTAACATACTGTGCTGGAAGCAAATCTAGGTGGTCTTGGATATCGTAGTCTTCAATCTGGTCTGCAATGTCCTTGCTGTTTTGATACATATCTTCACGGTCAATGCCTTGAGCAAGCATGACTGCTCGCATCTCTTCATCAGACAATAGGTGAATCTCAAAGTGCTTAAATGACATCTGACGGTCTGCACCATATAGATAGTCTAGCTTGTCCATAAGGTTATCATACTTCTGCGTACCTGCAAAAGTCACTTCCTTCTCAGTCTTATTAGAGTAGGAGTTTAGGATAAGCTTTAGTTCCTGAATGTCACGCTGTGACTTGTCTGCATGGTGGCAGTCTGGAGTAATAACAGGCTTGATACCAAATTCATCAGCAAGGTCAAGAAGCATCTTGTTTACATCTGCTGGGTTGTGTGGCATTACCTCAATGTAGTAGTTATCCCCAAACTCCTCCTTAGCCCACTTGATGTGTTCCTTGGCAGCAGCAAGATTGTCTGCCTCAATAGCCTTGCATAGGAAGCCTGAAAGACATCCAGAAGTAATGACTAGACCATCTTTGTACTTGGCTAGGATTTCCCAGTCCATACGTGGCTTCTTGAAGAATCCTTCTGTCCAAGCAAGTTCATTAAGCTTGTTAAGGTTTTCTAGTCCTTGTGAGTTTTTTGCAAGGATAATAAGGTGGTTATAGTTTAGATTTAGAAGGTCTGTTTTATCCTTCTCTTCGTGGTCAAAGCGGTCTTTACAGATGTACCCCTCAACACCAAGAATTGGCTTGATACCTGCAGCCTTAGCAGCACGATACATCTCACGGTGTCCAGATAGTGAACCGTGGTCTGTGATTGAAATAGAAGTCATACCGACAGATACAGCACGGTCAACGTACTCCTGTGGTGTGGCAATGCCATCAAATAGGCTGTAGTGGGTGTGAACGTGAAGTGGAGCGTAGCTCATTATTTCCTTCGTTAGAATTAAAAGTTTGTGTGGGGCAGTTTGCGGAGATGCCCAGCTCAGTGGTTTTTACCAGTCTGTATTGCTTGAGGTTACCGAAGCAGCCTGACCAAAGCCGAAGTAAAAATTCTCCTGCTCTGCATAAGCAACTTCACGAACAACCTTTTCAAGGTCAAATGACTCAACGGTTCCCCAGGTGTATGGCTCTGAATCTGGCTTGGTTGGAAGTAGGGTGTAGTTGGTTTCAGTTCCCTGACCATTACGCTTAATCTTCCACTCAAGGTTTGAGATTGAACCAGTCTCTAGAGCATACTCACGGATAGTGTTGAATGCTGATTGCTTTGAGATACCCTGTGACCAGACAGCCACATAGGCAGCCTCTGTGCCATCATCAATAATGACGTTGCAGTAGAAGCGTAGGCGTGAACGCCAACCAGACTTAGGTTCCTTGCGAGCCATTTCACAACCATAGCAACGACCCTCTGAGTCGATAGTACAAGCAGCCTTAAGCTTGTAATCCTTTGGATTGGTGTGTTCTGCGATAACCACTGAAAGTCCACGGTCTTCGCTGTAGTTTGCTGAGTCTTGGTCTAGCTCCTCAACAAAACGAATCTTAGCAGACTGACCATCGGCTAGTTTTACCCAGCGTACCTTCTGTCCACCATTTGCACTGCTATCATATTTTGGCTTATCAACTAATGCACTGATATCTTTTAGCCCTCTAATTACGCTCATATTTTATTCTCCTTATATGTATTTTTAGCGGATTACTAGTTTAGCATACTGGCGATAGTATTGTCAAATGATTCTTCAATATTTTTAATTGCATCATCTGACATATCGCCAATATCCTTATATTGTTTATCTAATTTAATAACGCTAACACGACTTCCAAGACGCTCTATAAGCTTGTCTTTCATGTTACCGCCAGCTTCATCGTTATCTGCAATGACATAAATCTCATTGAAATACTTTTGAAGTAGGTCTGTTTGAATTTTGGATACATTTGCTCCAAGTGTTGCTACTGCAGGAAAACCACATTGGTCAAGTCGAATAGCATCAAATGATGATTCCACTACATATACCTTGCTAGATGCTTTGACTCTGTGTAGATTAAATAGCACTTTGCTCTTTGGTAGTCCTGGTGTATTTTTAAACTCTTTACCCTCTACTGAGCGACCCACAAACCCCACAGAAACGCCGTCAGGGGACGCTACAGGGATTGTAACCATATCTTGCTTCTCACTATACCCCAAATCAAATTTGCGTATTGAGGCTTCGTTTATAAGCCTTCCTGAGTAATATCTCATTGCTCGTGGTGACTCTAATGCTTGTTGGCTTAGTCGTTTAATTTGCAGTTCATCGTATGGATTGTAATCTGGCTTAACTACCAATGCTTGATTAATCTGATAAGAAAGGTCAGACTCTGTTTCCTTAGATTTAATAAAGCGTACTGCCTCAAAGTAGGTGCGATTAGAAGTGTGCATAACAAAAGCAGTTAGGTCACAAACGTGCTGACAGGAAAAACAAAAGAAAAAACCAGAACGTTTATCAATTTCACCAGCAGGTGAGCGATGGTTGTTGTGAAAAGGGCAGAAAATAATGTAGTCAGAGTCTACTTCTGATTCGACGTTGATTCCTGACCCTGCAAGAATTCGTTTAATTTGTTCTGGCGTGTATACGCTACTGTTCCGTCTATTCCTGTAATCCATTCGCTCTTTCTTCTTCCTACATAAGTTCCATACATTGATAATTGAAATGTAAAATATTCTGTTGTACTATTAAATTCTATCGTAAAATCTGGGTCAATGTCAAGTCTTGGAACATATCCAGATAGACGCATTTCTGCGGTGACTAATCTAATGTATTCAATTTTAAGTCTACCGATAGCTGCATCATCGTGGATTTTGCCATCCAAGAAAAAATGTTTAACTGGTTTGTGGTGTATGTTGACCATACCCCATTATAACTAGTTTTCTTCAAAATCCTTGTATCGGTAATAACCCTTGTCAAAGTCTGCCTGAACAATAAACTCACCCATAAAACCATTACGGTTTTTACGGAACACGCATTCAATAATGTCAGAGTTAGTGGCACGACCTAATGCAAGCACCCAGTCAGCATCATAGGCAATCTGGCGTGACCATGCAGTTTGTCCCAAAGTCGGAACAGTGTCTAGTTTGTTGACATCATCTGGTGTTGCAGACGAGATAGCAATGATAGGCATCTCTTCGCTAATAGCCATAAGCTTTAGTTCACGAGAAAGATTCTTCATACGTACCGTCTCGTTATCTGACTTTTGATTAGGTGACATTAGTTGCAAATAATCTACAATAACTAGGTCTGGCTTATACTGGTCAATCTTTCCACGAATAACTGATGGTGTAACTTCTCCACCATTATCGTTAGAGATGATATGGAACTCTGGCTTACCAGCAAGTTCTTTCTTATGCCAACGCTTTAGGTCCTCAATCTCTACCTGACCATTGCTCATTTTACGGTGTGACCAAAGACCTTCACCCATAATTGTAAATACACGGTTACGAACTTCTGTCTCTGACATTTCAAGTGAAATAATTAGTGGTGACTTGCCTTGTTTCCAAGCTTGTACCGCAAAGTATAGAGCCATCCAAGACTTACCAATACCTGGATAGGCTAGGAAAACACCTAGCTGACCTGGCATGATACCTGCAGGTAGATAGTTGTCAAAGCCAGCAAGACCAGTCTTAATACCAATGGCACCAAGTTCTTGTTGTCTAGCTAAGTTTTCAAAGTATGCTACAGCAGAGTCTAGGTCTGTTGCATCAATGTCACGAATGACTGCTGTATTCTTTCGTAGTTCTGAGGTTTTAGCAATTAGGTCTTCTAGGGCTTTTGTACCCTGACCAGACTGTACATCTGCAGCAGTTGAGCGTAGCACATCTTTAAGGCTATCATTAAGGAATTCAGCCTGTAATTCTTCTAGGTGATACTTAGTCGCTCCAACACCATCTACAGGAATAAAATCACGGAACTTTTCGACTACCAGCGAGGTAGGAGGAACTGTTCCATTGGCTTCTGAATAGTTGCGAACAAAAGTCCAAATATCATTGTGTGTTCTAAGAATGTTGTCTACGTTTGCCTGTAGCAATACGTGAACTTGCTTGTCTTGCAAGACTGCCGATATTAGTTTTGATTCTGTATTACTCATTTAACCACTCCTTGGCTTTCGCCCTACGTTCGGCTCTCTCTGCCTGGTCTTGTTTTCTAACTTCAATAGCATCTACAATTCGGTCTGCATAATTTGCAAACCATTTCCAGCTTGGGTTTGGACTTGTTTCAAAATAATAATCTAGAATGTCATAGCATTCTGGTAATCCATAGGATTCAATAAGGGCATCCGCTGCCCATTGTTCTACATTTAGATTAAGCGTTACTCGCTCTTCATAATGCTTTGTGTGAAGTTTAGCATAGCGAGAGAGCAAAGCCATTCGGTCTTTGCGTTCAGCCATTATTTGTTTTCAGTCTCCGACTGTGCCTCTGCTACCTTGTCGGTAAGCTTCTTTTCTACAAATGCGTAAACACGCTCAAATGCGTCATTGGTGTTTTCACCCTCACGCTTGTTATCACTTACGCTAATGTCAATGCGTAGTGATTGGAAGTTGCCTAGGTTCAATGTATATCCTAGACCAACTGTTACTTTAGTATTCTCGTTCTCCATACCCATACTCTCTCGTTAAATTTCTTCGTTCCAAACTGGAATAAAACGACCGTCTTCGGTCCTTGTATATGTAAGTATACCATCACCCATACGTCTTGTCAACTCCTGTTTTGTAGGAGTTATATCGTTGGTAATTAATTTATCTTTACGTGGTTGTCCAATGTGGTAGGTAGCTAGTATATCACGAATTTCGTGAACCTGCAACTCTGAATAATAACTTCTTACTTGCCATCCAGTTGCCCCACCTTTTTGACCACCTGTTGGATGTGGGATTACACCACGCTTCATAAGATTGGGTAAATACTTTTTGTGTCGATTTACTAGGGTTGCTGTTTCTCCAACAGTATATGCTTTTTTGCGATTGCGTTTAAAATCAGTAACAAGACAACTTTCAATCTGGTCTTTAATAATATTGTATACAGACATAATTCCGTTAGAGCGATTTAAGTGATGTATTCTTACAAGGTCTCCATTAAGAAACCAAACCTTTTTGCTGCCTGGAATTACTGGAGCACTGTTATATGCTTCTCTATCCATTAAACACCAACAGGTAAGCCGATAGCAATAACATGAATATAAATATTTACATTTCTTGCTTCTGAATTAAAGTAAACAGTTCCCTTAACTTTATTGTTTGTAACTTCATTAATCACAACAGAAACATTTGATGTATTGCTCTTTAGTCCTGTTGCAGAAGATTGTGGGGTAAAAGTAACAGTTGGTGGATACTTAAAACTTTTATTAAATTCAAATGTAAATGGAATAACATCTTTTGTCTTGCTATTGTTATCTGATGTTACCATTACTCTACCAGCTGAAAAAGCTAGGTTTGGTGTTGCTACAGTTGTATCGGCAGCCTGTCTTTGAGTTGAAACAATAGAGTTTTTTTGTGAACCATAATCTGTTGCAAACTTATTTAATGTCTGAACAATGTTTGATAAGTAGGCAACGTCAATAATTGTGCCTTGTGCTGGAGTTTCTAAAATAGCCATAATGTAATTATATCACACCTCCGTCAATGTTACCAGTAACGGCAACATAGGTTGTGGACACTCCCTCCGTACTTTCTACAAGCTTAACATTATTAGAAATTACTTTATCGTAAGTTGCAATTTGGATTCTTGCCTTTACATAATATGCTCTTGGATTATTTGGAACTGTAAGATATGCTTCTGAAGATGATTTTTCTCCAACATATGTCCAATTTGTATCATATACTGGGCTGGCTTCACTATATGCCCATTTTACATAAAAGTCATATTTCATATTTGAAAAAAGAGGATTTTTTATTGCATCACTTTTTATCAATACTGCTAGATTGTCATAGGTTGGTGATATGGTTAGATTTATTTGTTGTTCATCAAGTATGAATTCTGCAGTAGTTTTTTCTGGGTCAGTATTAATAAAAATTTGATACACGTCTGACCAGTCTGATGCAATTTGCTTATTTTCAGTATTCATTCTGTATCTAATATGATAACTTCCATCTGAAAATATTAGTGGGAACGATTTTGAAGATACACTAAAATTTTTAATAGCCATTATGCATCCACTTTAAACCTATACTCTATTAGGCTGGCACCATTTTCTTCTTTAATAATTGGTTGAGAATTTGTATTTACAACAACAGTATATCCAGCCAAAGAATATTGTGAATCTATTGCTGAAAGATTTTCAAAACGTAGTGCGTCAAGTAATAAGTAGTAGGATGTAGAGCTATCTATGTTTGCATAAATTCTTATATACTGTACTTGAGACCATGTAAATGTGGCTGTTTTTGTTAATGAATATAGTTTTGTAGACGCTACCTGATATCTAGTTGTTGATGTAACTGTTGGATTTATTTCCCATCTTGCGTATACCGTTGGTGCAGCGGCATTTGGGTCGTCACTACAAAAATCAATTCCTATTTTTACTGCTGTTGGATTTGATGCGTCAACTGCAGATGTGCTTGCTACTGAAAATCCAAGCCTTAGTTCATCTACTACTTCGTTAGCGGTATCAAGTGCTGACAAGTCTACTCCAGATTTATGAATATGTTTTCCAGTATATACAAGTGAACCGCTAGAAACAGATGAATAGTTTCCTTTAATGGCAATTGACTCATTTAAATATCTTGGCTGTTCTTGTCTTGTAAGTCTATCTCCAGAAAACATTGCATTGTCTGAATTTAAAATAAACACAGAAACACCACTAGAGGGTGCAATAGAACCAGAAATTTCAACTTGTGATTCAACATCTAGCTGACTAGAGGCGGTATTATTGTGTGCAATCCATGATTCAGCATTATTAAAATTACTTATCATAGTGCTGTCTACAGAACCTGGGGTATTGCTTTTTTCTGCTGGATAAATTCCAATTTCTGTAAATGCATATCTATCTGCTGATGGAACTTCTGCTGTAAAAATAACATAAGAATCTGTACCAATAATCCTTACAGCACGAGATGTAATTGGAATACGTATCATTTCTAAATCCATAGATGTTTTTGTAGAATAAGTACCAAGTGAGCCAGATGAAGATACTGCATTTGGTCCACAGCCAAGACTAATGTGTGATGCAAATGTTGGTAGCTGTCCAGCTATATATTTAGATAAAAGATTTATTCCGCTATTAGTTATCATGTATATATTGTATCATCATTCAAAGAACTGAATGTAATGAATTCTACCTCTACCCCTTCGTTATTGAATATGTTAGAAGCATTAATGATAAACGAATTGGTAGATGGTTCATAATATAAATAATATTTTTTATAACCTGCATCCAAGGCATTAAGTTCTGTGTCTGTCGGTATATATGATGATAGTAAAATAGAAAAGGTATCGAAAAAATCTATTGTACTATTTGGATTTGGTGCAATATTTATTGGAGAGTTAGCAAGTAAAGTAGCACTAATATTTTTAATTGGTGAATATTTTGGTGCTGTAATTCCAATTAAGCTGTCATGTCTAGATAAAGTAAGCAGTTCTCTACCGCCAATATCTTCAAGAATTAAATCTTCAAAAGCTTCAGGGGTCATGGTTTGTTCGTTAAAATTTATTTGATTAATACTAGTTTCTCTAGATGGAGTGATTACACCATTAGTATCTGGTTTTTTAGTTTCTTTATCATCCGATGGTAAGTCTGGAACATTTTTAATACCCAAAAACTCGGCAAGTGGATTATTTGGCACAGGTGGACGTAATAGAAATTTGGGGATAGAATTTCCATTATTTATACTGTTGTTAAAAGATGGATTATTATTGTCATTTGAATTTGCCATTACTGCACCTCACTTAAGTATATAGTTTGTTGTGGACCATTTTCTGAATAGTTATATTCAGATGAATAAACAACATATCTAGAATCTGATGTTAATGATATTTGATTAACATTATCTTCATCAACATAATCAACTGTAACAATATCTCCCAATTGGGCATATGGAACTCCAAAAACTTCAACTCCAACAGCTTTTCTAGGTTTTGAAATTTTAGATATTAGCCAACCCATAAGTTCATTAGCAACATCTTGGTCTTGTATATACTTTGCATTAATGTCAAACTCTTTTATGCCATATGTTGTTCTACTGTTTTTAATATCTATGTATTGATTATATAGGTCAACGGTTTCCAACTTTGTACCGCTAAATGTTGGATTAGAAAAGTCTGACCTTTTATTATAATAATCATCTACAGTCAATGTTGTGGCAACTTCGTCGGTCAAAGTTACTCCCTGAATTCTTAAATAGTTTCCAGTATCTGGACCAACCATAAGAATTGTGTCTGTACAGTTAAATACCATAAATTCTGCACCATAAGCATTTGGAGTAAATTTAGAAACGGTATAACCCTTGAAAGAACTTATTGTTGGACTCATTTTTGCAGTTAATGCTGGATATGCCTTATCATATTTAATATTAAAATATGCTGCTTCTCGCATAATAGTTCCAAATTCATCAAAATATAAATTGTGTTCTGCCCCTGAGCCACCAACATTTGATAAGAATGTTTTTTGAACCATTCCACTAATTGCATACTTAGTCAATCCTTCATTTGTTGAGATAGAATCATCATCAAAAATTGTTCTAGATTGTATTGGGGGTGCAGAAATAATTGAATTTGGATTTTTTTCATATCGTTTTCTAATTGCATAAATATTTTCAAACATTGCTTTTGTAGTACCTCGTACAAACATTGCCATATTCTTTTTAATTGGTAGAGAATCTTTATCATCTACCACCGCAATTAATGAATTATTTATGTATAAATAAAATCTTTTCCATTTTGAACTAAGTGTTTCATACTCTACTGCTATGTCATAAACAGTTGGATAGTCTTCAGCCATAGTTCTTGATTGACCAACAAACTCTCCTTGGTCTACCAAAATTGTTGCTTGACCACTATATAAATAAACTGGTATTGCATTAGAAGAGCCTGTATCTTTTTTTACTTTATAAAAGAAAATGTTGTCAAGGGTAGTAGATTTATCTGTTCCATCATATGACAATGCTGCTATTTCAAAATAATAACCATTGTTTGTGCTTGAACTTTTATCTAACATAAAGGCTAGTCCAGCAGAGCCACCAGTTATTTTTAAACCATTATATAATTTCATACCATTATCTACATTTTGTGTTGTAAGTATTTCTTTTTTTCCAGGAGTTTGAACTGGACTTCCCAATATTCTTAGTCTTGTTCCAAAATGACGATAAGTTTCATCTAATTGTTTTGGAATGTAGGTAACCATATCTCTAGGTTTAATTTTTTTATTATTTAAATCTTTTAATGATGGTCCAGAAAACACTAATGCAGAAGATTGAACGCTACCCCCACGCTCTGCTCTTGTTCGTGCTCTTATGCCATCTTGGTTTGACTCTCCATCTATAGAAATTAAAACATTTTTAATTTTTTCTTGAATTTTTGCAGATTTTTGAGCAAGGTTTGTTGCGTTTGTTGTAACGCCAGCAGCTCCGTTTTCAGTAGTTCCTGCAGTTTTATTATCAAAAAGATATTCTGACTTCATTATAAAACCTTTTCGTTTCGTTGAGTCTTTCCAGATATCAGATAAACCTGCAGGGTGTTCTACAATTTCTGTACCAAATTGTCCTCTACCATGTTGAGCAATAGATGTTCCAGTTTCATCAATCTTTGAATAAATTCTAACTCTTCCTGTTGGATAAATCTTTTTACCAAAATCTAATTTTGAGAAATAGTTTGAATATTCTTGAATGCTAGTAATCCATACAAGAGTACTTACTCCACCAATGTCTACTGAATACTCAACAGCATCATATTTAATAATTTCCCCATTGGCATAAAAATATCCATTATATCTTGGCATCCAATATACACCTTCGCTTAGGTCAAGAATGTTATTTGTCATAATAAAATCTGCACTAAATGTTATAGAACCACTTGTGCTGTGTTCAGCATTTGTTATAAATTCTGAACTAGAGATAATCTCAGAAATTTTAACGCCGTTGCCGAAGGCACCAGTGCCACTATTTTTTGTAAGTGTTTGTCCAACAGCAAAATTGGTTGTTGAGCCAGTGGTTAAAGTTACTGCTCTACTTCCAGCTATAAGAGTAGCTACCAATCCTAACGTTGCTGATTTTGGCTGTGGTAGTGTTGTAGACAGGGTTGAATTAAGTGGTATAGCAGTTAGGGCATATCCAGAACTTTGGTTATTGACCTGATTAATACTTTTTGTATTTTGTTCTGGTGGTGCTTCCCAAAGTAATGTTGGCTGATAAACCCATGTTCTATAATTGTCTACGTTGTATGCTTGCTTAATTTCTGCAATAGACCTTCTAATACTTCTTGCACTATAGTTGATTTTTCCAGCATTATATATATCACTAATTTTAGAATTAATACCCAAGATATTTGCAAGCTTAGAATTTTTAAATTTAATACTATTGTTTAATCCAGTTGATGATGTGTTGTAATCTTGTGAACCATAAAGAGCAAAATCTGTAGAGCGTTGGTCTACTGTTGGCATTGCGTATTCTTTACTCATAATAATAAAGTTATTGTATTCATCAAAGAACATCATATGCTGAGTAGATACCGCCAAATCTTGTAATACCTGGGCTACACTTGTTTGTGGTGCAATAAAAAAGTATGGAATAATTGGGTCTTCTGTTCCATCAACTCTTTTAAAAACATAATTAGAAAATCCAATTGAATCAAATATTGTTGCAATAGCCCAACTTAAAGATACATCTCTCACAAATACTTGTGGTGCTACCATTGACTCAAACATAGTAAACTGGTCACGAAGTTGTAGAGTTACGCTTCTATCTGATGCAGAATAATCTGGAAAGCCATCACAGTTCATAGTTTTAATTGGATAATAATAGTCGGAATCATTTACATCTACAACAATTTCATATAGCTTAACTTGTAAATTTTTAGCAATAAATTTATTGATAATACTGTTTGTATTGTTTGAATTAAATGCTTGGTCGTAATCAAATAAGTTTAGGTCTCCAGTACCTGCTAAAAGTTGACCAACAGGCATACCGCTATTTCCTAAATCAGATGCGTGTTTCTTTACGGAAAATCCAGTTGTTTTATCTGAAAGGTCTACAGCAAGTCTTGGTGATATCTCAATCAAATCAAATGGAATGTTTCCTTTTGTCATTTCTTCTACAACAATTCTTAAACCTTTTATATAATCAAACTCACGGTAAAGACCTGAACCATATGTTGATGGATTTGTTAAATCTTTTGCAAATGGGGTAAATCTATTTATAGTTTCTTCGTGAAGTCTCCAGCTATATGATGCGGTAACTGGAGAATCATATGTACTGCCATTATAAATATACCATTGTCCAGGAGTTGAAGAACTTGCTCCAACCAAATATCCATATCCAACATTGGATGCAACTGGAAGACTAGATGCTGTAGCATAATCTCCAGCATAATAAAATGTAGTTTCATATCCAGAAGGAATAACAAGACCATATTCAAGCTCTACATAACCGTCTTCTTTAATTATTGGAGTCTCGCCATCATCACGAGTTTGTCCTGGATAAAAATACTCTAAAGTTTGCCATTTATCAGACACAGTAGCTGTTCCATTGGAATCAGTTACCGTCGCAGTTGTAGCATTAGCAACAACAAAATAACTTGATGTTCTTGCTGTAATTGTAAAAGTTCCGTTATATCCAGAAGGAGCAAGACCAGTAATTACTACAGTATCTCCAACAGAAAAATTATTGTTTGCAGTATATCTAACGCTTCCAGCTGATGGGGTAGATGGAGACACAGCAGTAATTGTTGAATCTAGTGAATCTAATTTTTGGATTGACCAACCTGCTGGAGCTTGTTTGTTATAATCTCCATAAAACTGGTCTCCACTAGCCCCATTACTCATATCATATGTTCCAATATGAGTTTGCATTTTTACTACAATTCTATTTGTTGGAACAGCTTCTGCATATACAACAAATGGTGCTGCATCATCAATATAATATCCATACCCCGATGAATTTGATTCGGAAACACCACGAGCAATATCATCTGAAATGGCTGTTCCATTTTGATTTATTAATGATGTTGTTGATGAATTTACAACAGTAAAGGTAGTGCTAGTGCATTCTACAATAGTAAAAGTTCCATTATATTCTGAAGGAGATAGATTACTAATGTGCACAGTTTGATAAGGAACAAAATTATTATTTGCAGTGTATGTAACATTGCCAGCAGATGGTGTAGCCCTAGATACTCCAGTAATTGTTGCACTTAAAACTTCTGTTCTAAAAGATGACCAATATTTAAAATTATCATCTTTACTTGCAACATAATATCTTGGTCTTTGTGCCATATGCTCATTACTTGAAGGAATATTTCTTGCAGTTGGGAAAAACATTAATTTATTAATTCCAGAACGTGGTCTATTTTTGCCAAAACAATCTTCTAAAGACATTAAAAGTTTTTGCTGCTCATTTCTTGATTGAGAAAAGTATGGTGTGCCATCATCTTCATATCCACCATCAATGAGTATGTCTGCATATGTTGCATTTGTATAATTATTTGCAGTATCATTAGAACTATATGTTGTTGCAATTGTATTAAACGGACTACTAAAATCTGATGGTCTATAACGATAGTTACCAATTTTAGCAATATTATTTGCTAAATTTAAATTCCACTCTGCAAGAACTAAACTTTGTGTTCTAATTGTAGACTCACTAATAGTATGATTTTTTACTTCATCGTATATTGCAATACCGCCACTAGAATAGGTTCCTGTTTTTGTGCTTGCAATGGTAAAATTTGAGGATGTTCTTGCTGTAATAACTGCATCTGGTATATTAAAGGCTGATGGTGTTATTCCAGAAATATGAATAATATCTCCAACAGCAAAAGTATTAGTGTCCAAATTTGTATAGACAATTGTAGAACCATTTGAAACGGCATTAGTAATAGTTGCTGTTTTGGTTTCTTGTGTAAACATTATGCTTCTTCCAGGGTTACACTAATGTTCCAAAAATCATAATTAGTGCCACCACGTTTTACAAGAGAATAACTAAAGTCAGAAATAAACATTTCTAGTACCTGACTATATTCTGCTAGGTGTTTATACTTGTCTCCAGCATTTTCAAAATTAGGATATTTATCATAGGATAGATAAACCCAGAAAGAACCTTTGTTGTTTTCATACCAGTCAAGAATTTCTGCACCACCAGCACCGCCATCAGTTGTGTATTGGAATAAATATGTTCCATAGATATTTGGGTCTGCTGTTTTTACACCACCACTATATCCAGTAGTAGTTACAGCACCAGTAGCTAGATTAAAATTAGGGTCATTTGAGAATGAACGAGATGGAAGCATATCCCAAGAAACAGATATTTGAAGTTTATCGGCGGTATGGTATGAACGCATACGACCATTTACGGTTCTTCTTCTATTTTCAATTCTTTGTTGAGAAAAATCAATAGGTGCTCTATTGTCGTCAGAGAGAATAATGAAGTTATTGGAGGTATCATTTGAATTAATTTCAGTTCCAGTTGGAACATATGATGCTTTTCCAGCAACACCAATAGCATCTGTAACTCCTGCGGTAGTTGTATTTGTAACAACAAAAAATGTTGGAGTAACTCCAGTAACTGCATATGTTCCATTATATCCAGCTGGAAGAAGTCCATCAATATTGACAAAATCTCCAATAGCAAAATTGTTTGCAGCAGTATATTTTACACTACCAACAGCAGGATTTGATGGAGTAACTGCAGTAATATTTGCTGTTTCTCTTACTGAAAATGTTCCAGAATTATCTGCCCAGAGCATTGCTTGTGGACGAGAATATCTTTTTCTACCATTTAAATATTCTGCATAATTATCTGCCATTAAATTCTAGTGCTCCTAATTTGTTGAGAATCAATCTTTTTGATTTCTCTAATAACTGTTCGTGCAATGTCGCTGGCATTTGAATTAGAACCACCAACATTGATATTTACTCCATAACTATTATACACGGAACCATTGTTGTATGTTCCATTATTCATAGCTTTAAGGTTGCTTACCCCATAATCTTTAACCGCCCCAGCATTCATAACAAATTCTTTGTCGTGTAGTTTAGCAAGCCCACCGCCGACATATCCTGTGCGAAACATTCCGCCAGATTTAAATTGTGG